TTTTAATTTTATCTATTTGTGTTTGATTATAAACAGTAATACTCATTATATATTATTGTTGATATATTCTACCTTCTGGAGTTAGTTCGTCGAGTTTTTCTGGAGTTGGTTCGTCGAGTTTTTCTGGCGTTGGTTCGTCGAGATTTTGTTTTACTTTTACCTCCCTTTATTCCAATTCCTGTATGTGTTTCATCATATATTCTATTGTATTGGTCTTTTGTTTTTGTAGTAGCGTTAATATGAAATCCATGGTAAGCAAATACATTATCGTCAATTGGATTATGTTCGCAATTTAATTCAATTAATGAATCGGGAAGACGATGTAAATCAGTCAGTTCATTATACGCACAACTTAACACAGTTAATGTATCGGGAAGAGTATGTAAATCTGTCAGTTTATTATGATTACAATATAATGTTTGTAAAGCGGGAGGAAGATAATTAAAAGATATGATTTGATTATTGTCACAATTTAATTCAATTAATGAATCGGGAAGACGATGTAAATCAGTCAGTTCATTATACGCACAACTTAACACAGTTAATGTATCGGGAAGAGTAGGTAAATCTGTCAGTTTATTATGATTACAATATAATGTTTGTAAAGCGGGAGGAAGATTGTCAAGAGAAGTAAGTTGATTATTTTTACAATGTAATATTTGTAATTTGGGAGGAAGATTGTCGAGAGAAGTTAGTTGATTTCTATAACAATATAATTCTTGTAGATTGGGAGGAAGTTCAAGAGATGTTAGTTCATTATTGTCACAATACAATATTTGTAAAGTGTGAGGAAGATTTTCAAGAGATGTTAGTTCATTATGGTCACAATACAATTCTTGTAACTTGGGAGGAAGATTGTTTAGAGAAGTCAGCTGATTTCTATAACAATGTAATCTTTTTAATGATGTAAATGCATTTAAATTAAAAGATGTCATATTTCTAATAATTAGTTCTTCTACCAATTGTGGATTTTTAATTGCATTAAATTGTGATTGATTCTCGACAATTTTCGATGTTCTTCCTAAAATGCGATTCATAAAGTTCATTATATATATTCTACCGTTTTGATTTGGTTCGTCGAGTTTTTCTGGCGTTGGTTCGTCGAGTTTTTCTGGCGTTGGTTTTTCTGACATTGGTTCGTCTTTTTTTACCTCCATGAAATAGAGGCTTATGGGTCTCATCATAAAATTCATTATAACGTTCTTTTGTAGTAGCATCAATAGTAAAACCACGTGCCTTACGCACCTCATCGTAAATAATATTCCCAGCACATTCGATTATAGTTAATGAATCTGGAAGACGAGGTAAATCGGTTAGTTCATTATTATTACATTTTAATTTTAGATGCATTTGCATCATTAAAAATGTTAATATGCAATTCCTGTAATATTACCGAAATGCCTTCTCTTCCTGATACATTACAAGAATTATATTGTCAGAATAATAAACTAACTTCTTTGCCGATACTTCCAGATACATTACAAGACTTGATTTGTTATAATAATCAACTGACTTCTCTAAACAATCTTCCTCCCAATCTAAAAACATTACATTGTGAATATAATCGGCTTACTTCTATTGATACTCTTCCTGATACATTAACGGAATTAAACTGTAATAATAATGAACTAACCGATTTATCTCGTCTTCCAGATTCATTAACTATATTACATTGTTTTCATAATAAACTGACTTTTCTCGATAATCTTCCTTCCAAATTACAAATATTAAAATGTCAATATAATCAACTAACTTCTATTGATACTCTTCCTGATACATTATTTGATTAAAAGATGACATATTCATAATTGTCAATTGTTCCACCATATGTGGATTTTTAATTTTATCTATTTGTGTTTGATTATCAACAAAATTCATTATATATTATTGTTGATATATTCTACCTTTTTGATTTGGTTGTCTTATTTTTTCTGGCTTTGGTTCGTCTTTTTTGTAGTAGCATCAATAGTCAAATCTCTGACCTTATATGGTTTTTTAACCGCGTCCAATTTGTCTTGATTATCAACTGTCATATTTAGTTTTACTATATACCGAAATAGTTTTACATGTCCAAGTGAGTTAAGCGAAGAAAACAAATATAAAAAGAAAACTGCTATTGACCTAACATGCCAACTATATTAATCGTCGAAAAATTGGGATTGGTTCGAGAATTACACGTGAAAGGTCCATTATCTATTTCCGACTTATATAAAAAAGCCGGATTTAAATCTGCCGATGGATTTCACTTTTTTCATAATTGGTCCGTAACTTTATCCACGGGTAAATCGTATTCTATTTCGTTATACGGTAAAACAGAAGGTAAGGCAAATACCGAAAATAAATACGAATTTCCTCCACCCGCCGATACGGCATTGTTTTTCGGAAATTGTGTATTGGTAAATGGTGAAATCGACAATACTGTATCGAAATCACTTTCATCGGATGAGTGGGAAGATATTTATGAGTTTTTATTTGGTGGATTTGATGATTTGTCTGATGCGGAAGCGGAAGCAGACGATGCAGAAGCGGAAGCGGAAGCAGAAGAAAGTGACGATAACAAAGAAAAAACAAAACAAGGATATGTAAAGGATGGATTTATTGTGGAAGACGCGGACGACGATATGCCGGATACCGATGATGAAGAAGAAGACGATGACGACGATGAAGAAGACGACTACGACGAAGATATTGTGGATAAAAAGGTGAAAACGAAAAAAATAGGAACGAAAAAGACGGGAATAAAAAAAAGAAATATTGCGTCAAAAAAAACCAGTAGTAAAAAAAAGATTGTCGAAGAAGTGGTGTATATCGGTTGTTCGGAAGAACTGTCGGAAGAATTATATGACTCGGACTAGGACACATAAAATTGATTGTTATAATATTATAAAAAAGTAATAAACCAAACAACATGCGAACACGTCAACAATGCAAAAATAGAGGACACTATACGCTTATTTTTGATACTGAAACTACTGGACTATTTCCCAAAAAGAGAGATTTCAATCCGGACCCAAGTATTGCATCGAAAAAAAACATATCCAATAAAAAAACAAGGGAATTGCAATCGCTTGATATACATAATGATATGTATCCCATTACATATAATTCAAATGAGGAATATGTTTTACACCAAAATCCACATATAACACAAATCGGATATATGATTGTTCAGTTTTCTTCTACTCACCCTACAATTATAAAATGTGTAAATAAATACATTACGTTGCCGGATGGAGTTCATATTCCTGATAAGGTAACAGAAATTACCGGAATTACCGACGAAATATGTGCAGAAAAAGGAGAGGATGTTGTGTTGACATTGGTAGAATTTTTACGAGATATTGAAATGTGTGATGAAATAGTTGGACACAATATTTCATTTGATATTAATATTATTCGATGCCAAATTATCCGGTATTACGACCGTTTGGTTCAATACATTCCGTATGTAAATGCATTCTTTAATCCGGCATATGATTCGGTTATTAAACCGGAACACTATTGCACCATGATTCGCACTATAAAATTATGTAAAATTTTAGTCCCAACTATAAAATATCTTCCAACAACCATTCCAACAACAACAACCTCTCTACACCCAAAAATAATTATTGTTAAACCGCCGTCAACAAATCCGTTTCCTACTCAACCACCTCTGCAACAAACCGTTCCACCACAGACATTAACCCAACAACAAACAGTTCCACCACAAACACCACTACAACAACCACTATCACAACAACCCCCACAACTACAACAAACCGTTCCACCGATTAAAATGAAATTCAAGTGGCCAAAGTTATCTGAATTATATTATGTATTATTTCTTGAAAAGGTCGATAATTTACATAATGCGTTTGTAGATGTTCTTGTATGTATGCGATGTTATATTAAATTAAAATATAGATGTGAAATGTCGGATATATATTTTAACAAATTACTTGAGAATGCTTCTAAAAATAATTATGTAAATATGTTAGGTGAAATAAATAGCGTGTAGATTCGCCACGTGTAAGCAAAAGTATGTTCCAAGATAAAATTGATTATTAAAAATGAATTATTTTTTAATCAAACAAATAATAAATGACGACATATATCATAACAGAATTGATTCTTAAGGGAATGCCAGAGACTGAACAAATCCAATTAAGGAGAGAGTGCAACAACCAACTAGAATTGGATTTATCGCTAGAAAACTTAACTGTTTTACCGGATTTATCTTTATACACAAATTTACAAATATTACATTGTTCATTCAATCAACTCACTTCTCTGGACAATCTTCCTCTCACTTTACAAGAATTAGTTTGTGACCATAATCAAATCACTTCTCTCAATCATCTTCCTCCCAATTTACAAGGATTATGGTGTTACAATAATCAACTGACACATCTAAAACATCTTCCGTCTAATTTACAAACATTAATTTGTTACAATAATCAACTGAAACATCTCAAACATCTTCCTTCTACTCTACAAATATTAAATTGTTCATTTAATCAACTCACAAGACTTGGGGTGATTTTACCAGAATTATGTTGTTATCAGAATCCAATTTATACAACATGCAATGAACTATACGGATTTGAACTTTCTGAAAAAACGATTGAACAATACAATGAAATCAAACGCATTGAAAATGCGGAAAAAGAATGTTGTCCACTACTGAAATAAAACAATCCAATAAAAAATTGATACATATATTAGATTACTTCGCTTGACAATCTTCCTCCGAATCTACAAGAATTGTATTGTTATAATAATCAAATCACTTCTCTAAACAATCTTCCTTCCACTTTACAAAAATTATGGTGTCATAATAATGAACTCACTTCTTTGGATAATATTCCTCCCAATTTACAGGAATTATATTGTTTTCAGAATCCATTTTATATGACATGATGTTGTCCTTTATTAAAATAAAATCCGAGTAGGGTAAAATTGATAATTTATTATAACATAAAAAATACAACCTAAACATGTCGGCTATTTCTTTACGAACACATATATATAAATCTCGTCCTCCTATATATAAACCGACCATATTCGAATATAAACAGATACTTTCCTCTCGGTTTTATATGAAAATTACCATTTTCGGAATAGATAAATGCACGATTACCTATTTCGACAACCATCACAATTTCATACTTGCCACTATTTCTGTAGGAATATCATACAGAAATATAAATAGAGCGAACATAATACATTTTACATTAATTACCATTTCTTCGTCGTATGATACTTCAATTTGCGATAAAATACAAACTGAAATTAACTCAATAAATCAAACATCCGAACCAGTATTGTTCATGAATACGGAACAATGCATACGCAACTTTTCCCAAATAATCTGGGAAAAGTGTTTTATCTCTGATTCCTAATCCAAGATAAAAACATCGTCCGGGACCGGAACATCATCGATACATATTTTTTTCATTGTTTCTGGTACCGTTTCATTTTCCTTTATAGTATAAAGCGTTGGTATTTGTAGTATATTTGCCGACTCATACATATAAGAAACATCATATTGTAAACACAGCCATTGAATTTTGGCACATACGATGGTAGATAATGGCAATGACTCGTTCAAAAGAATGAATACCGAACTTTCCGTATAACTCTTTTGTTCTTTTATCGTTGAAACTGCATTTATATTGAAATAATTTTTCAATCGAAATCGTTGTTGATTATACATAAAAATTTCATTTGAAATACACGCAAACTCGTTCGGATTCATTTCGTATGACAATAATTTAATTTTATTTGTAAAATCCCATATTTTTTTATTTATATAAAGCAACAATCGATAAAAATAGTTTGAATGGGGATACGTAAATATTCCGGAAATGGAACATTCTTTTAACAAATATTCCTTCTCATATGTAATATGAACCAGTTTATTTGAATCGCGTATTTCCGCTTCTTTAATTTCCAAAATAGATAACTTATCCACAATCTCTCCAACAGAAACTTGAATAACAAGTTTGGCAGGACGACAACGACTTATTTTGTGATTATTGGATAGTTCAGGTATTTCTGAAATATCATAATATACATTGTCAAATATTTTATCAAAATCGACATTATGCGTTGCGTCTTCGCCCGAGGACAATCCAATAACTCTTGGATGATGCAGGGCATGTGCAATTGTGAGCATGGCGGATAATCCTCCTATAAATAGTTTGCATGAACCAATTGCAACACACATATCTGTAAATGAATTTGGTTGATACCATTCCAATTCTGGAATGCCTATTTTTTCATACGACTCAATATCATTTGAAATAAATACGATTTTTGAAGTGCCGTATGTTTTTTTCAATATATCTGTAATGGAAAAGGATGAAATTGGACGATACCAACAAACATTTACCAATATAACATTTTCCCACATAGTATTTTTGGATACAGACAACCATGGATGAAGTCCCCATGAAATCGTATAACATGATGAAAATATAGAATGCCAATTTTCTTTATATAACAGTTTTGAATTTCGCCAAGAACTTAAATCTATATCATACTCTCCATTTTCAGGATATATCATATAGTCTTCCATATACGGTTGCGTCATTATTATTTCATAGGTGTCTTCAAATGTCTTCTTCAATCCATTTCGGAATGCATCCCCCTTATCGGAAATATATAAAATACCCTTTTTACCGGTCGTCATGTACATTTCTTGAATAACGGATAATTGTTGTATAAAATCTCCCAATAATCCACCCGATATATATGTAATTGACATTCAAATATATATTTGATTTAATATTATTTATATCAATTAGTTGAAATTGTACGCATACTATTTTCGTCATTATGCGTCTCTCAAAAAGGGGCTTTGCCCCTCTTTGAGAGACACGGGCTACGACAACAATGTGTAAAATATATATGCCAAATACAAAACCATAAAAAGATTCAACATAATCATATTGCATAATCGAATAAAATTGATATACAAATTGTATCTAATTCATGTAACAAATCATGTCTATTTTTAAAGAAAACGTTGTTGAATCTATGCCTATAGTAGAAAACATCATTGAATCGGTAATTAATCATAATATTACACCAAATATTATGAATAAAAATTATAAATGCGTAAAGTGTGATAAAATATTTAATAATAAATTATCCCTAACAAGACATTCAAATAGAAAAACCGAATGTAATAAAAATAAAATGAATATAGAATTAACCGAAATTATTGGAGAGGATAGAACATTTGGAGGTAATGAATTATTTATTGATTTAATTCCACGAAGTTGTTGGTTTACAAATGTAAGAACCAGCATCAAACCAAGTAGTTGGAATATATTACGAAAACACATATATGAAAGAGTTAATTATATATGTGAATGTTGTGGATGTGATACAAAAATAACGAAACTTAAATTAGAAGCACATGAAAGATGGGACTATAATATTGATACTAAAACCCAAAAATTAATTCGTTTTGTAGCTTTATGTAAAATGTGTCATCTTACTACTCATTATGGAAATGCTCGCCGTATTGGGTATGGAGAACAAGCAAAAACACATATAATGAATTTAAGAAATTTTAATGAAACTGAATTTAATGGTCATTATGGAACAAGCATTGAGGTTTGGGAAGAAAGAAATAAATATAACTGGAATTTAGATTTAGAATTAATTAAAAATAACAATATTGAATTAACTAATAAATATTCTGAAATGGAAAGACAGCACATAAGCGGTAGTAATATAGAAAAACAGAATAAGAATAAAATAAAAAACTATAAAATCATAACAGAATTGAATTTATCAAATAAAAATCTGACTGTTTTACCGGATGATTTATCTCTCTATGTAAATCTACAACAATTAGATTGTTCAAAAAATCAACTGACTTCTCTCGAGAATCTTCCACCAAAACTACGTGTATTATTTTGTTATAATAATCAGCTTACTTCTCTTGATAATCTTCCGCCGAATCTACAATATTTATCTTGTTCCGACAATCAACTCACTTCTATTAAGAATATTCCTACAAATTTACAAGAATTATATTGTTACAATAATCAACTCTCAACTCTTGATAATCTTCCTCCAAATTTACAAACATTAGTTTGTTACGGTAATCAACTTATTACGTTACCTCTTACTTTAGATAAGGAAATACATGGATTTGAACTTTCGATAAAAACAATTGAACAATACATGGAAAAAGAATGGATAAAAACAATTGAACAATACATGGAAAAAGAATGTTGCTCACTAATGAAATAAAATCCGAAAAATGTTTATATCAACCAGTTGAAATTGTTGTAATTATAATGCAATTCTTTTATAGTTGAAGGAAGGTGGTCTAGAGAAGTAATTTGATTATGAGAACAATCTAATTCTCGTAGTGTTATCGGAAGATTATCCAGAGAAATAAGTGAATTGTGTAAGCAAAATAATATGTGTAAATTCGGCGGAAGATGGTCCAACGAAGTTAGTTTATTTTTATAACAAAATAATACACGTAGTTTGGGAGGAAGATTGTCCAACGATGTAATCTGATTATTTGAACAATGCAATTCTTGTAGATTGGGAGGAAGATTGTTCAACGATATAAGATTATTATGGTCGCAGTGTAATATTTTTAAATTTGTATAGAGAGATAAATCCGGAAGAACTGTTAGATACAATTATTTGCGACGCGTATTATATGGGTGTATGTATTATGGTATAATCGAAATGAATATATCATACCAAAATCTATGTGTCATTTTTATAACTATTTTAACGTATTCTTTTAACTTATTATTTCATTTAATATAAAATCGACGGTTTTTTCAGGGGTCCATCCAATATTTCGTAATTTTTCGGCATATCCACAAATATTTGTTGGCGCTACATCAAAATTTGTTTCGTCTATTATTAAAATAGGTTGCCCCGTTTTTGCATCGACCCATTTTTTGGGAGTTTCTTGGACAATCGTTATTCCACTTATCTCAAACATTTTCATGACAAGTTCCGATATTTTTTCAGATTTTTCTGGCGAAATAACATAATTTGAACCAAGTGGTTGTTCTATAATTGTATAAATTGCATCCGCCACATCACTCGCATGTAACATGGAACGATACGAATCTAAACTTCCAACTATAAGTGGTTTATATGAATCTTTTTCTGATAAATCTTTTTCCGATGAATCTTGTTTGTATTGACGGATATATTTTCCGATTTTATTAAATAGAAATTGAGTTGATTTATGTTTTGATTCGGTTGTGAATAAAACGCCATTTGAAAATAAACATCCGTATCTTTGTCTATAATCATCCACGCACATATGTCCTACTATTTTTGCAATAGAATATGGGTGTAAATGCTTATAATATGTATCGTCATCCGTTACTATATAATTTATATGACCCTTATATATTTCACTACTGGATGCATTAAATAGTTTTATCTGTTTTTTGCTCGTTTGTTTTTGTTTATAAATAAAATCGCATAATTCGACGGTTAATAAACCATTGGTCACATATGTATTTGGAACGTTATGTAGTGCATCAATTGAACTCGATATTCCAGCCAAATGAATAATACTGTCCGGTTGTAGTAATACAATAATCTGCTTCCATAAATTCGGTTGAAATACCATATCACATACAAATGTGGGAATTTTTTCTGTTGTGTCTATAGTCCCCCCATTCGCGCGACAAATTCCATACAAATCGATATGGTTATGTTTTTTATGTGCATCAATCAAATATTTTGCGATATGTCCCCCACTTCCCGTAATAAGAACTTTTTGTCGGCGACTGACAATTTCAAATGATGGAAACGGAAAAACAAGACTTCCACCTCCCTCTAAAAAGGCAGATTCTCTCTCAACGATTTCTTTTCTGAAATGCCACGGTAAAACAAGCAAATAATCGGGAGGATGTTCTCGCATAGCATCCTCTCCAATGATCCGACTTCCCGTAATGGTCATCTTGCCTATTTTCTTCGGATTTCGTTCAACCGCAAACGGAATATCGATTTCTTTAATATCCGCAAATTGCAATAGACAATTTCCCTTGGTCGATGCTCCGTAAATATATGTTTTCTTATGAATTTTATTGGTTGCATCCAAAAATAGTTTTAATTTTTGAACCTCTTCTTCACACCCACGAAAAAAGGAACGATAGGTGCTTTCTTTTAAAATGCCGTAATCGATTTCCTCATTTAAAATACGTTGAACCAATTCCGTGTTTTCTTTAAATTTGAGAGAGGATTCTTTTGCAAAATACAGACGAAAACTTCCTCCATTGCAATCATTGAATTGTATATCCACAATTTTAAATTGAGCTCTATCGGCAATTTCTTTTACGGGACGAAGCGAATAATATTCTAAATGTTCATGACAAATCGTATCAATGCTATTTGTTTTTAACATGGTTAATAAATAGCTTTGTTCGCATGTCCAAATACCATCGTCTTCCAATATATCATATATATCTTTTGCAAATTGAATTGGGTCGGGCAAATCATAAAACATGGAAATAGAAGACACGACTTTACATTTGGTTGAACCTTTTATATCCATAAAATTATCTCTCGTAAAATAGGTTGGAATAAGAGTAATAGTATCATTGTAATATTCGCGAAATTGTTCTCCGGTTGGGTCCATACCAATTCTTTGAACTGTATCAGGGTAATACCGTAATGTGGTCGCGTCATTACTTCCAATATCCAATACCGTATCATTTGGTTGAACGTCGGCTAAAGTAAAAACGTCTTGCTGATATTGTCGTAAATGTTCGCGCATCGTATTTGAAATTCCGGAACGATATCCGTATTCGTGTTCATATAATTCGGTGCTTGATGTGGTTTGTTGCAATTGTAATAAACCGCAATCGTCACATAAACACAATTGAATGGGAGTTTTTGGAGTAGAAAAATCGCCATATGTTGGAAATCTTGATGTAATTGCTTGTTCTCCCAATGAAATAACAGTTTCTAAATGACGATTTTTGCAAATCCGGCAATGTGTTAATTCAGTAATAATAGACATATTCTATAAGCTATAATTACTTATTATTTTAACACAACTCCTTTTTAATAGGTCCGACTGATATCAGAAAATAATATTTTGTTTTATTACCATAAATAATAACCTCTGTCTCTCTAAATATTGTTGTAGACCCTGTCTCTCAAAAAGGAGAGAGCATAATGACGAAAATATTATAAGGAAGTCAAAAAAACATATAAACTATAAAAAGTTAAGTATATATAATTCATGAATCAAATTCTTCCCATTCCACAAACTCCCGTTTTTAGTCCCAATACAATTAACAAATATTCGGTAGATGAAATTCACAGTGAAATGATGGCATCTTTTCATCATAATGATACCTACGTAATTCCAGAATTAAAAATACGTAAAAAAGAATTAAAACGCAAATTAATAGAGGCTGAATCAATAGATGATACGATGGATATTAAAGATGAACTAAAAAATATAATAAAACAATTGCACCATTTGGAAAATAGACGTAAAAAATATTTATTGGCAAATTCGGCAGATATTTTTCGTTATTTTGAGGATAAACAAAAAATATCTTCGGGCGAAAATATACAGAATGTAAATATTTTAAACTCATTTTTCAAAATAAATAAACATAGTGAAAATAAACATAGTGAAAATAAACATAGCGACAATAAACAAAGTGACAATAAACACAGTGAAAATAAACAAGGCGACAATATAACAGATGACAATAATAATATGAGTATGTCTCGCAGAACTGTAAAAACATATTTGCAAAATATATGTGGAAAAAACTCAAATACAATTCAGGATTTTATGTATTCTTCCGATATTTGTGAAACATGTTGCATGGGAGAATTAATCCCGCAAGACGAAGAAGGTATTCTTATTTGTAATAATACTGCATGTGGAAGATTTATAAGTTATATTGTGGACAGTGCAAAACCTTCAAATAAAGAAGCCCCGAATGAGGTGTCGTATACGGCATATATTAAACTAAATCACTTTAAAGAAGTTCTCTCTCAATTTCAGGCAAAAGAAACTACACAAATTCCAACCGAAGTTATTGAACGTATTCGGCAACGCATAAAAAAGGAACGTCAGGATGTCAAACTCCTTAATTATAAAATCATGCGCGACCTTTTACGAAAACTTGGACTCAATAAATATTTCGAGCATATTCAATATATCAACTCTCTATTTGGAATTAAGCCACCTATTATGGAAGATAAATTAATTGAAACATTGTGCGTATTATTTGTTGAAATTCAACAACCATGGACACTATACTGTCCTCCCGAGAGAACCAATTTTTTTAATTATACCTATACATTATATCAACTTTGTGTATTGTTAGGGCAACATCAGTATTTACCACATATTCCACTGTTGAAAGATATTAGTAATCAAAGAGAACAAGACCAAACGTGGAAAAAAGTATGCAACCACTTGGATTGGCAATATTTTCCTACGGTTTAAGGCAGTTAGTTTATTTCAGTAGTGGGCAACATTCTTTTTCCAATCGTTTGATTTCATTGTATTGTTCAATTGTTTTTTCTGAAAGTTCAAATCCATATAGTTCCTTGCATGTTGTATAAACCGGATTGTTTTTACAATTAAAATCTTGTAAAGTATGAGGTAAAATATCGAGAGAAGTGAGTTGATTATTTGAACACCATAATTTTTGTAAAGTGGCAGAAAGATTATCGAGAAAAGTTAATTGATTATTTGAACAATTTAATGTTTGTAAATTCGGAGGAATATTGTTTAGAGAAGTCCCAAAGGCGGACTCTAATCGGTCGTTACGAAAGCCGAGCCTTGTGAGTTGATTATTATTACACCATAATTCTTGTAAATTGGGAGGAAGATTTTCGAGAGAAGTCAATTGATTATTGTTACATGATAATTCTTGTAAATTGGGAGGAAGATTTTCGAGAGAAGTCAATTGATTATTGTTACATGATAAATCTTGTAAATTGGGAGGAAGATTATCCAGAGAAGTCAGTTGATTAAATGAACAAACTAATGTTTGTAGAGTAAGAGGAAGATTATCCAGAGAAGTGCCAAAGGCGGACTCAGCTCCGCCGAGCCTTGTGAGTTGATTGTTTTTACAATATAATTTTTGTAAATTGGAAGGAAGATTGTCCAGAGACGTTAGTTGATTATTGTCACAATACAATATTTGTAAATTGGGAGGAAGATTGTCTAGAGAAATTAGTTGATTATTATAACACCATAATTTTTGTAAAGTGGGAGGAAGATTTTCAAGCCTTACGATTTGATTATGTGAACAATGCAACAATTGTAAAGTGGGAGGAAGATTATCAAGAGAAGTAAGTTGATTATCTTGACAATATAATGTTTGTAAAGTGGGAGGAAGATTGTTTAGAGAAGTCCCAAAGGCGGACTCTAATCGGTCGTTATCACTCTCTCGAAAGCTGAGCCTTGTGAGATTATTATTGTGACACCATAGTGTTTGTAAATTGGGAGGAAGATTGTCCAGAGAAGTGAGTTGATTATTGTTACAATGTAATGTTCGTAGATTTTTATAGAGATATAAATCATTTATTATTTGTTGATTAAAAAATAAATAATATATGTATCAATTTTATTTGGTCTCCTTATAAATCAGAGCATTGTTTTATTTAAGTAGTGGGCAACATTCTTTTTCCAATATTTCATTGTATTGTTCAATTGTTTTTTCTGAAAGTTCAAATCCATATAGTTCCCTACATGTTGTATAAATTGGATTATTAAAACACCATAATTCTTGTAAAGTGAGAGGAAGATTGTCAAGCCTTGTCAGTTGATTGTTTGAACACCATACTATTTGTAAAGTGGAAGGAAGATTATAGAGAGAAGTTAGTTGATTATTTGAACAATATAATTCTTGTAAATTGGGAGGAAGATTGTCAAGAGAAGTAAGTTGATTGTTTGAACAATATAATACTTGTAAATTGGGAGGAAGATTTTCAAGTGAAGTTAGTTCATTTACATCACAATGTAATGTTTGTAGATTTGAGTAGAGAGATAAATCCGGTAAAACTTGTAAGCCTCGATTTAATAAATTTAAACTTGTTACGGAATAGTCAGTCATTATTTAATGTTTGTTTAAAAAAAATAAATAATATGTATCAATTTTCTTTGGTTGCTATCTATTTAAGTAGTGGGCAACATTCTTTTTCCAATCGTTTGATTTCATTGTATTGTTCAATCGTTTTTATAGAAAGTTCAAATCCATATAGTTCCTTACATGTTGTATAAACCGGATTGTTTTTACAAACAAAATATTGTAAAGTAAGATGTAATGTATCAAGAGATGTGAGCCGATTGTTATAACAAGATAAACTGTGTAAAGTGGGAGGAATATTGTCAAGAGAAATAAGTTGATTATCATAACAATATAATTCTTGTAAATTGGGAGGAAGATTGTCAAGAGAAGTAAGTTGATTATTTGCACAATCTAATACTTGTAGATTCGGAGGAAGATTGTTTAGAGAAGTCAGTTGATTATTATCACAATATAATATTTGTAAAGTGGGAGGAAGATTGTCAAGAGAAGTAAGTTGATTATGGTAACAATATAATATTTGTAAAGTGGGAGGAAGATTGTTTAGAGAAGTTAGTTCATTATGTGAACAATGTAATCTTTGTAAAGTGGGAGGAAGATTGTTTAGAGAAGTTAGTTCATTTCCATCACAACATAATGTTTGTAGATTTGAGTAGAGAGATAAATCCGGTAAAACTTGTAAGCATCGAAATGATAAATTCAATTTGGTTACGGAATAATCAGTCATTTATTATTTGTTGATTAAAAAATAAATAATATATGTATCAATTTTCTTCATTCCTTACAAATCAATAATCTTGGTTGTTATGTTGATGCATTACGTATAAATTGTTGAATATTATGTATAAACTGTTGAATACGTTCTTGTTCTTTTGTTACTGATACAAATTTGTAATATGTCATAAATATACCCTTATGGCGTTTATACATATCGGCTAAAATATAACAAAATATATCATCCGATAATTCATATTTTATCTGTTCCTCCCGAATCCACGTTGCGATTTCATTATGATACGGAATATATCGTTTATGTATAAATTCATAATACGAATTTGATGACAAATTACTCAAAAACATCATCATAATAACAACATAATACTGTTTTATTTTTGCAGAAGTTAGTTTATATATTTTTTTTACATCACGAAATAATTTCATACGAGTTATATTTACATCAATAAACATGGAATCAAAATCAATTGCCTTAATTATAATATCGTCGTCCCCCTCGCTACAGTTTAATACCAAATTTGCAAATTTATAATCATATAGTAAAATATTATTTTTTACTATATCTGTTGTTAATTCAACCAGTTTTTGAGTAATTGTTTTTTTGAGCAATTTATGAGTCTTTGTTTTTACTATAAAATCAGATAATGATGTTTGATACCTTTCACTAATCATTGTGGTAAATCCCATTGGATTTTGATATATTGAATATAAACGGGGAGATAGATTTTTATTCGACATATATAAAGCAACCTTGCAATCTTTAATAAATTCATTTATATGTATTTTTTCTGTGTCTTCGTGTTCTGTGTCTTTGGGTTCGTGTTCTGTGTCTTTGGGTTCTTCTTTATGTATGGTTTGGTCTTCTTCCGTAAATACATCTTTTGAAATTCGAATTACACAAGAAATTGGTTCGTCATGAATAGTTCCACAATAAACCGAATTATTTCCTCCGTTAATACATAATTCATATATACGTTTTTTGTTTATGGGTAAAGAATAAAATGTATCATCGAATACAGGAATATTTTGTATATATTTTGAAAGTAAAGGTAAATTATTAGGTAATATAAATTCATTCATTTTCTTTTTTTTAAATAAAATAATAAATAAATAGATTTTCAATTTTTTTAGCTCAATAAATTATTCATAAATGAATATGTGATTCCCATAAATATCTTTTAAACGACCACTCCCATGTAAAAGACACAGACGCATCATCATCATCGTTTTTTGATGTATCAAACATTTTCTCAAAATAAGGCGGAGGTAAAATATATTTTAATACGTCTCTCTCTGTTCGTGAAGTTTGTTTGTCATTTGCGCACAAATACATTGTATTATTATTATTATTTGTTGTATGTAATGTTTTATATAAATCGCATAACAATGGACTATATGCATATCTATATTTCCAATTTATATCGGGACAACCTTGGGTATAATAATGATACACAAATTCAAGTCCTTCCAAATAATTTATACACACATCATGAATTTCAGAAGTAGATTGAATTCGTAAAAGAGACCGATAATAACGTTTCTCCCAATGAGGTTCAGTTGGGCAAATATATTCTTCCCTCTCTCGAAATAAAAGAGGCACAGAATCTACCCAAGAATCTATTGAATATGATTTATTTGGATGAGATTTATTAGGATGATTTGATTTATTGGGTTGATTGGTATTGGTCTTATTTGTCTGTAATAGTCGATGCCATGTTTGTTTTGCCCAAATTTCGCGACTGGCGTATTCTTGAATAAGATTTTCCTTTTCTTGTTTCGCCAACATCTGTAAAAAAAGGGTTACCCACTTCCATTGAATTTTCTTTGTTTCTGGATGAATTAATAAACGGTCATATGCACCAATATAAAGTCGATATGTATCTAATAAACGTTGTATTCCCGTTGTTCGAATCGAAATACTCGGAAATCCTGTTAAAAAATCATTACCCAAGAAAAAACAAAGAAAAATATAATCCGTTATCCGACCAATGTTTTGACATTTGCAGTCCATTTCAACCAAAATATTGTTTGTTAATAATTGACTATCTAAACACAACATCTCTTTTGCCAATGCCGCATTTTTTTCACCAAATTCGGGAGCTTCTCTACAAATATATATATTTTTTGTATAGGATACATGTAAAATAGACAACATAATAAGGTCGGCATCCAGTCCATAAATGACTACATTTGCATTTATATTTGGATTGTTGCGTAAATATTCGAATAATTTATGTTCGCCCTCTCCCGATTCTTTCGATGATGATACACATGACGTATTTGATGTAAATTCTTTTGTAATAGCGTCGGACAGTTGATTCATAAAGGGAGTTCCCGGACTAATGCACATTGTATTGAATTTTGGTTGTATTGGGGTGGTGGGTTCTTTTATTGTTGTTGTTGTTGTCATTTCTTTTGTTGTCATTTCTTTTGTCGTCATATTCTCCTCTAAAAACCAACTCTTGTATCTTCTGGTTCGTTGTTGTTCCATTTTTGCCATACATGCCACTCCATCAAACGCAATATATACGTATAATTTGGGAGAAAACATATGTATATATATCCACAATTGTTCAATGACTTTTTGAATAATTGTGTTATTCTCATTTGCGCCCATATGCACAATATCATAAATAATTGAATTTGCGTCAATTAATAATATATCAATATCATCCGGCAATTGTTTTTTAACAATGGAACTATGATTCTTTATAATGTATGAAAAAAAAGACGGAATTCCCATTATCATATTTGTCCAAATATGTTTATACTGTTTTTTTTCTGGTTTGTCTTTTTTGTGAGTTGCTTTTACTTTTACTTTTACTTATAGATTGGTTATATGAATATAAAATACCAACTTTTCCATTTTGACCTGCTTGGCAATGAGACCCAGAAACAATATCCAACGTTGGATCACGATTCTTATGTTTTTCCCAAATACTTTCGCTAATAACCGATACCATTTCCTTTCCAGTATCCAACAAAATATAATAGGGAGTTGTTCCAAAAATAACATGTATAACAAAATTCTCTGGAACATATATGGAAGGAACCAATCCCAATTTTCCGGTGTTGAGAAGTTTGGAAGATTCGTCCACATCTTCTGTCTTGGGTAATAATCCACGAGCGGTACGATTACAAGCATAGAAATAATCATCTTTGGCGTCTTGGAAATAACTACGTTTGGAGAGGAACAACTGTTTTGCATAAAAAATAACAATATTGTCTTTTCTATCTTCTTCCAAATACTCTTGTACACGTTGGTCTTGATACATAATCGGGTCAAATCCTTCTATTTTAGAATTTGTTTTTATAGAGTTTGTTTTTATTGAATTTCTTTTTCTCTCTAATGACATAATTGTTTTTCGAGAATGAGAAGGTATAAGTTTTTTCGTGAGTTTGTGTTCTGTTTTTTTCATATGGGTCAATAGTTTGAATTTTTTAGGAGGAGATAATTTCACGGTTTTTAAAAATGGAACAAAAACACCCATTTTCCACCTGCCTTTTTGAACCGTTCCATTTGCAAATGTCATTTTACCGATACCATTTTTTTCATTGTCTTTCCACTCTCCTTCATACATATCGCCATTTGCAAATGTAAATGTGCCTTGACCATTTATTTCATCGTCTTTCCACTCTCCTTCATACATATCTCCATTTGCAAATGATTTACCTTGACCATTTTTTTCATTGTCTTTCCACTCTCCTTCATACATATCGCCATTGGCAAATGTCATTGTTCCTCGACCATTTATTTCATCGTCTTTCCACTCTCCTTTATAGATATCTCCACTTGCAAATGTAAATGTGCCTTGACCATTCATTTTATTGTCTTTCCACTCTCCTTTATACATATCACCCGTTATATAGGTCATTTTACCTTGACCCTGTTTTTTATCGTCTTTCCACTCTCCTTTATACATACCACCCGTTATATAGGTCATTTTACCTTGACCATTTCTTACATCGTCTTTCCACTCTCCTTTATACATATCACCATTTGCATAGGTCATTTTACCTTGACCATGTTTTTTATTATTTTTAAACTCGCCAACATAGAGATTTCCATTTTTATACAAACGACCTCTACCATTCAGTTGGTCGTCTTTCCACTCCCCATAATATGAACCACCTATAAATGTCAGCACACCATGACCACTTGCCCTATCATCTTTAAATTCTCCATTATATATATTTCCATTTACATGCGTCATTTTACCTTGACCATTTTTTTTATCGTTTTTCCACTCTCCCTTATATGTAGCTCCGTTCATAAATAGATATGTACCTTGACCGTTTTTTTACCTTCTTTCCACTCTCCTTCATATATATTTCCACTCTTTTTATACATCATTTTACCATCGCCCTCTATTTCATCATTGTTCATATCACCTTCATACACATCTCCATTTAAAAAAGTGATGGTGCCTTTGCCACTCCTTTCATTCTCTTTCCACTCTCCTTCATATTTTTCACCATCACTATAATTCATTTTACCTTTACCATGTCGCGAATTGTCTTTCCACTCTCCTTCATACACATCTCCATTTGCATAGGTGAGTTTTCCGTAACTTTCAATTTCATTATCGTCTTTCCACTCTCCTTCATATACAGCACCATCATCAAATATTATTTTGCCTTTACCATTTTTTAAATCGTCTTGCCACTCTCCTTCATATATTTCTATTTCTCCACTTGGATATGTCATTTTACCGTATCCATTCTTTTTTTCGTCTTTTACTTCACCGTCATAAACTTCTCCATTTTCATATGTAATTTTCATTATTTATATAAGAGTTTATTTTTTATGAATCATTCGAATCAATAATAGGCGAGTATTTATTTAAGGCAATTTTTGTTTTTCCTAATTTTATAATTTTTGCCTTTTTGGTCGGTTCTTTTTCTTTGACCGGTTCTTTTTCTTTTTCTTTGACCTGTTCTTTTTCTTTTTCTTTGACTGGTTCTTTTTCTTTGACCGGTTCTTTTTCTTTGACCTGTTCTTTTTCTTTTTCTTTGACTGGTTCTTTTTCTTTGACCGGTTCTTTTTCTTTGACCGGTTCTTTTTCTTTTTCTTTTAAACGCAAATACGATTCTTCTTGTTCTTCTTCTTGTCCTTCTGTCCGTTCTTTTTGTCCAATAATTTTTACCATATCTTCCGTTCGAACATCTCTCTTTTTTTGAAACACAAAATACCGGTTCAAGAATGAAATTTGCTGTTCATCGGATGCATTCATTTTATCCGCCGATTTATAATGATTTTGCCCCGTTCTGCGTATTTCGTCCTGCATTTCGCGATACAATTCATCAAAGAATCCACTTCCTTTCGGCAAATGAATTTGTTTATCTTTTGCGGTATCCACCAATACAAAACCATAATTTTCCATCATACGTTGAAAGAATTTAAAATTAACTAAATATTCACTGAAATATTTCCCGATAGATTCCTGATATACGCTAATTTCATATCCCAGACTTTGTTCATCTTCTGAAAATCCCGTTTCTTCATATAATTTTTGTATCTCAAAAATCTTCGTCGGTTCGCCCGTTTGGCGGTCGGTTCGTGTAAATAAAATAGCGTCTTCTCGCAATAACCGTTGAAACAATCGGTCTCCGTCATAACACGTTCCAATAAAATACCCCCCTTTTTTTGTACATTCCGACACATTTCGTAAAAATCCGTGTAACGTATGTTTATTTTTGAAAAAGTAATGAAGTGCAAATTGGCAAGAACTTATATCGAAACCATCCTTTTGTGTTCCGTTCCATTTTCCTAATTCCGAATCTTTTTCTCCTGAACCAAACATTGCTTTGATTAATCGTTTTTCTTTAGGGGTTGTAAATGCCTCTCCCGTCCGAATATTCAATGCCGAATCTCCTACGGCAAATAAACAATGATATATCGGAGTTCGAAATTGGTATCGGTCTTTAATATAACGGGTACATGCACCATCTCCCACATTATGAATATTATCGCGGGAAATATCGATTCCACAAATAAACGATATATTTCCCGCCTTCCATTTCGCCAAATCCCCCGCCTTTCCAACGGCATAATCGATTAATGTGTTTCCACGTTGCGCAACGGACAATATAAGTTTTCGTTTTACATATAAATTATGAAAATCTCGTAACGCTTGTGTAAAAGATTCTCCTCCGCCTCCGCCTCCTTTTTCCGATTTTTTATAATAAATCGCCGATTCATCAATATCCAACAATGGAATAGCGGTTGTTCCGCGTAACATTTCTTCCGTAACTGGATTATGAATCGATGACCAATTGCTGTTTGCGACTTGATACGAATTTCCGTAATTCGGCAATCCTGCCCGAAGTTCGGCGGTTTTATCATATCTTACCCGCAATGGTTTCCATCGCCATTGCGGGTCGGAAATACTTACATCGTATTTAAATTCCACAATCATACCTTCTTCAAAATATTCACCTCCAACCGAATCCGATATGGTCGATATATCCGTATCATGCGCCATTGAATCGTCGATTGTTTTCATAATCATTTTACCAGACGCATCTGGATATAAACGAATATTGCATAAATAGGCGTTTGGTTGAAATGGGTCGGTGGGTTGAAATTGCAGAGGTTTATAGGTAGAACGAGTTTGGTCTTTTTCGGCACGTGTTTGGACAGGTTCTTCCGTAAGTAAAGATACCATACTAATAAACGGATTCGAGAGTCTATTATTAAATTTATCGAACCCGCACCAAAGTTCAATTGTTTTATATTGGTAAATAACATCGGATTTTGTTAAATCTTCGCCTTGTGGATACATCATGTGAATCTCGTCTTTGCCTTGTTTGTTTTTTTTAGTTCGAACCAGAAAATCAATTGTGTTATAGTGCGCCGGTTTCCATTTGAACGATTCGTTCCACGTGGTTTTCGCAATGAAATCATTGCCGTGCTGTTTCGCCGTGGGAATTGGTTGATCACATGGAGTTAAAATAAGACCGTCGGTTTCATATACTTGAAATGGAATATTTTTAAATGCGGATTGACACGCAATAAAGAAATTCCCCGAATAAAATTGTTTTAATAAAATATGGAATAAACACTTCTCCTCATTTTCTTTACCGCTTATGAGAGAGGTATTTATTCGAGTAACCACCTTTTGATTTAATATGTTCAGACGATATTGTATCTTTTTTTTGGGTTTCTCCTCCTTCTCCTCTTCTTGTTCCGGTTGCTCCATAAATGGCAACATACGCATATCTTCTCCACTTACAAAATATACATCAAATGCCATATAATAATTTATATAATTTCCCAATTTATCATACGGAATATGCTCGCCATCTATCAATGTATTATATAATTTCTCGTTGGATGTTTCACCTCCCGTAAATATAACATTCATATTTGTGTCAATCATATACATGCGACCTTTTGTTGAAATATACAATAAACGGCGGTCCCCGTCGGCTTTATCCGTAATACAATAATTTTTTAATACATTCATTTTTGACGATTCGTGTAAGTGTTCGCGTTGAAGAGTCATGGAAGAATATCCCAAGAAATCACTGGGTTTTACGGGACGAGTTAGTGTAAAATTGTCCTTTTCTTTTGCACTTGCGTCTGCAGGCATTTGAATCAATTTCATATAGGAAAATAATATTTGGTCCTGTTCCGTATATGATATGGGGTAATTTGTGCCTTGAAATGCTACCATAACAAGCCGAACCATGGTTCGTAATGCACCTAACAATGAATTTGCCGATTCAAATGAAGTTCCCAGACCTATACGCGAATTGTCGAATTCCAATTCGATTTCATAATGTTCCAATCCATTAAATACATCGGCTTCTTGAATGGTGTGTGTTGGAATGGAGGTTTGTCCGCTCATTTTATTTGTTTTAATAATACTAATATCGGCAAACACCGGAATGGTTGGATGTCGAAAACGAACGCGATTCATATAACGAAATACTTTGTTTAAATTTGTCCATTCGCCCAGAATTTGTTTTGATACGTCGGTATTTAATGAAAAATCCTGTTCAAGTTTGTAATTCACGCGATAATTAAAATCGTCAAAATTCACGGCTTTTACAATAGAACCATCCGAATATTTGGGAGATGTTTTTCGTGTAAATTTAATAGCTCGCGACCGCGGTCCTTGCCCTTCGGCAACCTGTTTTAAATCGTTGGTCTCGCAGTATTTTTGAATAAGAAACAATCCGTCGATTTCGGCGCGAGTTGTATCTGACCGATATTCATTTCGACTTTCTTGTTGACGATAGGTATTAATACGTAAAAAGTGTTTTTCTTCAAATATTTGAAATCCCACGGAAAATAATTGTTTTACAACGGCATCATAATTTATTTTGGTAATTGGTTTTACCGACATAGGACCTGGGCGTTTGTTGTCGAAAATACCAAAACGCACTTCCAATTCATTTGCGATATATTCTTTTCGTATTTTTTGGTTGTCTAAATAGCATGAGACCATACGAAGTAAATCTTCTCTTGCTGTGGTCTTTTTTTGTTCAGAAGATACGGATTTTTCCATGATAGATAATAGAGATATAATATTTATTTACATATTATATCATTCTTTTCTTCAATTTTACTTGGAAATTTATACAATAAATTTTATACAACACGCACATAAAAATATTCGGACAATGCCGTATACATTTGTTCCTTTTTTGAACCGGTGTCCAATACAATTCCCGCTTTTTGAGTCATTTCTTCCAATTCTGCCAATTTATAAGTGGACACTCCTTTTAACGGTTTATTGTATTGTTCGATGACAATAAAATCGTCGGGTATATTAGAAATAAGCCCATATTTGTGTTTTTTTGTATCAAAGTGTAGATATATGGTTTGTTGCGTTGTATCTACTATTATAGGGAGAACTATTTTTTTATTGTCAAATGATACGTGAATGTTTTTGTTGTAATGTAGAGCATATGCCACCAATACATGCAATTGATTACCTTTCATCATCATATCCGACAATATCTCTTGGCACTGAATAAGAGTGATTTTTTGATTTGTTTGTTTTAATTGTTTTATTCGGTCTTTTCCTTGAAATTTTGTTATTATTTCCTGCTGAACATTCAGTTCAATCGATGAATGTATATTTTGATGACATACGACAGAATACTCATACATTCCATGAACTCCCGCATATATACTCCAAAACATGGTGTTTTTAAATTCGGGGAAAAAAGGTTTTTCGAGAGAAGGGTCTTTTTCTTTTACAATGGACTCTTTGATTGTTTTATCTTTTTCTTTTACAATGGGTTCTTTTTCCTTTACAATAATGGGTTCTTTTTCCTTTATGATTTGTTCTTTTTCTTTTATGATAAGTTCCTTTACGGATTCTTTATACATAAGAGGATATAATTTGTCCATATCTGATTCCGTCAAAAATATATCATATGGATAAAAAATTTGATATAGTTCATTATATACGTCCATTCAAATTATATGTATTATTTTATTTATATTGTTCTTGAGAACCTCTCTAACCAATAAAACGATTCTTGTTATTTATCAAAAAAATAGGTCTTTTCAATTTCTAATTTTTCATTTTCAACACAAGATAATGACGTTTCCTGCACTTGCACATAATCAATATATTTTATTATTTCCTCCAATGTATCCTGTTTTAAATATGCCATATTAATATATGTGCCGTTTTTGTTTTCATTTAACTTGGTTTCCGGATGTTTACGAATGATTTTTAAAATTTCAATATGTTGCATTTTCGATAATTTATCGACTTTTGATTGAATTTCAGAAAAGTTTATTTGCATTTTTATAAAATATGTTCTATATTTTTATGTCCTATTTTAGAATAGGACAACAACATTCTTTTTCAATGCGTTTGATTTCATTGTATTTTTCAATTGTTTTTTTAGAAAGTTCAAATCCATATATGTCCTTGCATGTTGTATAAATGGGATTATTTTCATAATATATTGTTCGTAACTTGGGAGGAAGATTGTCAAAAGATATAATTTGATTGTTTCGACAATACAATTCTCGTAAAGTAAGAGGAAGATTTTCGAGTGAAGTAAGCTTGTTTTTTGAACACAATATTGTTCGTAACTTGGGAGGAAGATTGTCGAGAGAAGTGAGTTGATTATAGCAACAATATAATTCTTGTAAAGTGGGAGGAAGATTATCGAGAGATGTGAGTTGGTTATTTTCACAATATAATGTTTGCAAATTGGGAGGAAGATTGTCGAGAGAAGTGAGTTGATTATAGCAACAATATAATTCTTGTAAAGTGGGAGGAAGATTATCGAGAGATGTGAGTTGGTTATTTTCACAATATAATGTTTGCAAATTGGGAGGAAGGTTGTCTAGAGAAGTCAATTGATTATTGTAACAATGTAATATTTGTAAATTTGTATAGAGAGATAAATTCGGTAAAACAGTCAAGTTTTGATATGATAAATCTAACGTCGTTACGGTATAATCGGTCATTTTATTTGTTTTTGATTAAAAAAATAAATATCAATTTTCTTTGTTTGCTATCAGAAGGGTATTTTATTTAAGTAGCGGACAACATTCTTTTTCCAAATTTTCAATGCGTTTTATTTCATTGTATTGTTCAATTGTTTCTACCGAAAGTTCAAATCCATGTATTTCTTTACATGTTGTATAAATGGGATTATTGTGACAATATAATTTTTGTAAAGTAAGAGGTAAAATATCAAGAGAAGTGCCAAGTTGATTGTTATAACACCATAATTCTTGTAAATTTTGAGGAAGATTGTTTAGAGAAGTCAATTGATTATTGTAACAATATAATATTTTTAAAGTGGGATGAATGTGACCCAGAGAAGTTAGTTGATTATTTGCACAATGTAATATTTGTAAATTTGGAGGAAGATTGTCAAGAGAATTGATTTGATTATTCCAACACCATAATTCTTGTAAAGTGGAAGGAAGATTATCGAGAGAAGTTAGTTTATTATAATTACAACGTAATTCTTGTAAAGTGGGAGGAAGATTGTTTAGAGAAGTGATTTGATTATATTTACAATATAATTCTTGTAGATTGGGAGGAAGATTGTTTAGAGAAGTGATTCGATTATATTCACAATATAATCTTTTTAGATTAGGGGGAAGATTATCAAGAGAAGTCAGTTGGTTATTATTACAATATAATGTTTGTAAATTTGTGTATAGCGATAAATCCGGTAAAACGGTTAGATTTAGATTCGATAAATCCAATTCGGTTACGGTATAGTCGGTCATATTATTTGTTTTTTGTTTAAAAAAATAAATAATATATGTATCAATTTTATTTTAGAATAGGACAACATTCTTTTTCCAAATTTTCAATGCGTTTTATTTCATTGTATTGTTCAATTGTTTCTATCGAAAGTTCAAATCCATGTATTTCTTTACATGTTGTATAAATTGGGGTTTCTTCACAATAGAGCACTTGTAATGTAACAGGTAAAATATCGAGAGAAGTCAGTTGATTCGTATGACAATATAATTGTTGTAGATTCGGAGGAAGATTGTTTAGAGAAGTCAATTGATTATTATAACACCATAATTCTCGTAAAGTGGAAGGAAGATTTTCGAGAGAAGTGATTTGATTATTGTAACAATATAAATCTTGTAAATTGGGAGGAAAATATTTAATAGAAGTTAGTCGACCATTATTTTTACAATTTAATCTTTGTAAAGTGGAAGGAAGATTGTCGAGAGAAGTCAATTGATTAGCATAACACCATAATTCTCGTAAAGTGGAAGGAAGATTGTCGAGAGAAGTCAATTGATTAGCATAACACAATAATCCTCGTAAAGTGGAAGGAAGATTATCGAGAGATGTGAGTTGGTTATTTTCACAATATAATTTTTGTAAATTGGGAGGAAGATTTTCGAGAAAAGTGATTTTATTATCTCCGCAATATAATTCTTGTAAAGTGGGTGGAAGATTGCTTAGAGAAGTCAATTGATTCTTTTCACAATATAATTCTTGTAAAGTGGGAGGAAGATTGTCGAGAGATGTGAGTTGATTATTACAACAATATAATTCTTGTAAAGTGGGAGGAAGATTATCGAGAGATGTGAGTTGGTTATAATTACAATATAATTTTTGTAAATTTGTGTACAAAGATAAATCCGGTAAAATGGTTAGATTTCGAAATGATAAATCCAATTCGGTTACTGTATAGTTGGTCATTTTATTGTTTTTTGATTAAAAAATACATAATATATGCATCAATTTTCTTTGTTTGCTACCTGAAACTTCTGGTCGTTCCTAAGAAAATTGAAAATGATATATGTATATATAATAATAAAATTATAATGCAAAATCAAAATCAAGAAATCATTAAAAAACCATATATGACATCTCTTAAAACAATTAAGGTGTGTCTCTCTATTTTAGAAATAGGTGAAAATATTCGCGACCTGTTAGAACAAAAAATCATCTATAACGTAGAAAGTCGGTGTGTATCAGAAGGTTTTATTCTGCCAAATTCCGTTCATATTACTTCTTGGTCATCCGGAAAAATAAATGGTCAAGATGTAGAATTTCAGGTTACATTTCAATATAATGTATGTTTTCCAGTTGAAGGTATGCGTATTGAATGTAATGTAACCGAAATTAGTAAAGCAGGCATTCATGCGGAATATACGGTAGAAACAGTCGATAATAAAAAAATACCCGCCATTATCGCAAATATTCCGCGTGATATTTATTTTGATAGCCCCGCCTTTAATTCCGTAAAAATAGGAGAAACTATTATTGTTCGAGTAATTGGTGTTCGTTTTGAATTAAACGATAAATATATTACTGTTCTTGCTGAACTTGACCGAGGTAATAAAAATCATCGTATTAGAGGAGGAGGAGACGGAGATGATACAGAAGATGAAGAAGAGGAGGATGATACGGATCTTTAGTGTCCTTAGTGTCCATTATATTTTTGAAGGGAGCAGTCCTTGATAAAATTGATAATCTTTTTTTAAGAAATAATGAACAACCAAAGAAATGTTAAAAATATACAATCAACTCACTCTTAAAAAAATATTTAAAAATGAATTACTTCAGTTTATTCATTTACATGATGATACGGAACACCAAGAACTTATTGCATTTATGAATACATTTATGAATGCATCTATTCATACATTTATTCATTTAGAAACATATATTCATTTAGAAACACATTTTCAACAATTAATTATTCGAATTACGGGAGCAATTGAATCATTACAAACAAAAGAACTTATGGAATATATAGATAAAATTCCGAATGAGCTATATGATTTTGTTATTCCGGGCATAATTTCACAAATAAATCCATTATTTGGAATTATAAAAGATTTGGTTGGACGAGCGAGCATAATAAAATCTTAATAAAAGAATTAGATTCCAAGATAAAATACAAAATCGTCATGATAATATACTCGTAAAAACGCATAATCCTTTTCTGTTAAATCTGCCACCGTATATGTTTCCTTGCTTTTATCTATTTTTTCATTAAAATTTGGCGAGACAACGGAAGGATATTCTCGTTCAAAAAAGTTTCGCATATCATCCATTTTATTCATCTTTAATATTTGATAGGAACAAAATGGATTTTCGGAGACAATTTGTTGGGTATCTTTCACATAATCCATTTGGGGGCGTAAATGTTGATATAAAACAAATTTATTTTGTCGATGATGTGCAATTCGTTGGATATTGTATATTATTTCTTTGGGGGAAAGATTCCAGTAATTGCATAGACTTATAAATCTCTGTATCGGCTCTCGGAAAATCATATAGAACAACATTGGTTTTGTTATGGAAAGTATTCGTAAATGAACCATTTCCTTTAAAGTCAAATGGTCAATACTGATAGTCGAATTGTAGGGAGGATTTTTTGTTCCAGGGTAAAACGAGTTTAATGTTCTACGATTTGGTATTTTATATGCGTCGTAATATTCATAAATGGAATTATACAAACCAAAATATGCCGGATTTTTTCCGTAATGTTTATACACAAAATTACCCATGTTTTTTGGTATATGAATAAAAAAGGGTGTTTTCGTTGACATATTATATTATAGATACAATTTTATCGCTTAATTACAATTATCGTTGGTTTTATAGTGGGTGTTATATCATTCCATCCATCTGTGCGAAATGATTTATGTGGCTTATCTACTTTTGGTTTCGGCTTTCGATGTTCAACTCCCGTAATTCGTTCTTGTGTAATTGTTTCCCATGCAGTTTGAAATATAGGCAATGATGCTTGAAACCATTCTCGGTCACGGATAATTTTCACACATGAAATTTCATCTAAATACCAATATATAGTTCTGTAATATGTATATTCGCATTTTGCCATGATAGTGGATACCCATTCTCTCCAATTTGGGAGGCAATGCAATGGCATATATTCATAATGTTTTATATATTCGGGAAATACCGTTTCACACACTACAATAATTCCTTTTATTACTTGTTTGGTTATGGGTTCTTTTTCTTTTGTATTGTCTTCTTTTTCGCCTATTACTTTTTCGGTTATTTTTGCATGTTCTGAATATATTTCAAAATCAATATCATTTTCAAATTCTTTAAACCGCGTTTCCAAAAAATCGCATGTAGGTAATTCACAAACTTCCATTTGTAATTGTGTTTGCACCCAATATTCATATTTTGGAATACCCGTTATCTCTCTATTTACGATATTTTTAATTTCCAACATAATGCCATATTTTTCCGATAGAGGGTCTATATTAATTCCATCCGGCGACGCTGCCAAAAATACATGTTCTCGATGTTCAATACATCCGAATTCTCCGATTTTTGTTTTAAATAAATATTCATATACGTGCACACTAATGGGCTCATATTTTACTCCCCAATCTCGCGCATCTTCTTTTCCTCCATATCGTTTTATAAAATGCGGTTTTTCGTCTATACATTTTTCATAAATATAACTGTTTAATGTCGCAGGACTTTTTAAAATACGCCAAGCAGAACTTGCCGTAATATGTTTATGACGAAATTCATACCATTCAGGCGTTCGTTGTTCTGGTTGAGGAAGAGAGCGTAAATAGGACAAATGTTCTTCAATAGAACGAGAAAAAGGGAGTGACACATCTAATTCTGGTAAATCTACATATATTAACGTAACATTCTCTACAATTTCATACAAATCCTCATAATCAATAAATAACGGAGGAAATGATAAATACAATACATATGTTATTTCGTTATTCATTTGGTCGATATCCATATCCACATTGTCACAGTTTACAGCTTTCCACTCATCCGCAAACTCAAAAATAGTTTCCCAAAGTTCTTCTTCATATTCATTCATCATAATTGAATATATACATATATGTATATTCAATTTTACTTGTTTTGTTTTGTTGTTGTTGTTGTGTTGTTGTTGTTGTGTTGTTGTTGTTTTCTTTTTACCTTGTTCAATGTAATACAAAGAATGTAATACAAAGAATATAAATAATATGTAATAATCTATTGTAAATGGATGATTACGACGTTTCAAATAATTTGTTTGTTAAACAACTTAATTTTTTTCCAAAAGATGATATAACAATGGTATTACACGCAAATAACATTATGGATACAAATCTTTGCATCGAAATTAAAAATATAGTTATTCGAACACGTAAAGCGTTTGATGTATTGGATGTTAAACAAATTGTAAGTATTGGGTCAAGGGTTGTATTTTATAATCAAGATTCAAATGAAAAAGAATGGATTTATGTACAAGTCTGGATACGTAACTGTCAAATACTTCCTGAATAAAATGTAATAAATAATTGTGTAGACCAACAAACAAATAAAAAACAAACCAACACTAAACAAGCGGAAACACACCATTATAAAGGGTTTATGTGGAATCTTTTTTATGGTTTTATGTATTATTGTCGTAGTCCGTGTCTCTCAAAGAGGGGCTTTGCCCCTTCTTTGAGAGACGCATAATGACGAAAATATTTATAATGCGAGAATTGTCTACCAACGCAAGCTTAACAATATCAAGCGACCATAAATAAAAAAATTGATTTTAAAAAACTAATAAAATATTGGTATCCAAACATGTCTGACGAACACCAATATTTACAATTATTAAGCGATATTATCGAACACGGACATCGCCGAAAAACTCGTAATGGATATACACTTCAATTGGCAGGAAAACAATTGACATTTGATTTAAAAAGAGGACATATATTTCCACTTATTACTACCAAAAAAATGTTCTTTCGTGGGATATTTGAAGAATGGAAATTCTTTATGGACGGAAAAACCGACACAAAAGAATTAGAAAAAGTTGGCGTGAATATTTGGAAAGGAAACACCAGCCGAGAGTTTTTAAATTCAGTGAATTCTACCGTTGCCACCTACGAAGAAGGAGATATGGGACCGATGTATTTCTTTCAAATTTATCATTTTAATGCGCCGTATAGAGGCTGTCGTCCAGAAATAGGATATAGTGGGCAAGGGCTAAATCAATTTGAAAAAGTAATTCATCTTTTAGTGAATGACCGATTTTCAAGACGTATTGTTATGACTACATTTAATCCAGAACAAGCAGAACAAGGCGTTTTATATCCATGTCATGGACTTTTAATTCAATTTGTGGTCGAACAAGACGATGAATTAACATGTATTATGACGCAACGTTCGGCAGATTGTTTTTTGGGATTACCTTATAATATTGCATCGTATTCCTTATTAACATATGCCGTTTGCGCACAGGTAAATAGTAGATTATCGGTATCATTGACAAATCCACCATTAATTCCGGGAAAACTCGTAATATGTTTGGGAGATTGTCATATTTATGAGTCTCATATATCTGCCGTAAAAGAACAACTTACCAGACAACCATTTCCATTTCCATCCATTTGTTTTGTGAATAAACAAAAAAAACAGACAGATTTACAAGAGAATCGGGCACAAGAGAATCGGGCACAAGAGAATCGGACACAAGAGAATCGGGCACAAGAGAATCGGACACAAGAGAATCGGACACAAGAGAATCGGACACAAGAGAATCGGACACAAGAGAATCGGACACAAGAGAATCGGGCACAAGAGAATCGGGCACAAGAAATTATTCGAGATGAATTGAAAGATGACGATGCTACTAATGACAATGCTACTAATGACAATGCTACTAATGACAATGCTACTAATGACGATGCTACTAATGATGATGCCAAAATTAAAGAAAAAGATACCAATATTTTTAATCCGAATAATATTACATGGAATAATGTGAATTTATGTGACTACCAATACCATCCTTCAATTAAAGCATCCATGGTAGCATAATATCTTTTATATACATATATGGAATCCGAATCATCTTCACCATCATTTGTGTATTTATTAGAAACTATAGACCCAAACCATCCTCTCAAAAAATATACATATGTAGGCGCAACCATAGATGTTGAACAACGACTACGAAAACACAATGGAGAAATAACGGGGGGTGCTGTATATACAACCTCCAAAGTTAAACAGGGATTTCATTGGCGACGTATTGTCTATGTATCCGGATTTCCAACATGGAATTGTGCTCTTAAATTTGAATGGAGGTGGAAACATATGACCCGTAGAATTTCTGCATCTATTACAGATCCTACCGAAAGACGATTAAAAGCATTAGAAAAAATATTAGAATTAGACAAATCAACTACATCCGCCATTCCTTATTCTGAATGGTCGGATGGCGGACCTACCGTAATTTGGGAGGAGGTGGGAATATAGTAATATAATATATATGTCGATACTACAAAAATATATTTTTTATTCGAACGAGAATGATATAAATCCGTCGTTACAAACACTGACGGATGTTTTTACGCATGATTTTGGATATACTACATTAAATGATACGTCGGATTTACAACAAACCATCCATAAAATCGACAGTTATACAAAAACGGGGGTCGATTTTTGCTCAAAAACAACCGCCCATGGAATGAATTATACGTATCTTACCGACGATATGCAAAAATCGGAAAATATTAGTATTATGTTTCGTTTTGCAAATGGCGACATTCATTCAATTATGGTATTGACTGTATATGAAGCCCGATATAAAAATATGCCGGTCGTATATATTAGTAGTTTTTGTGTGAATCAGGCGAAAAATTATAAAGATGGGTATAAAATAATAGATGAATTAAAACGTGTGTGTATGTGGAGTGGCATTTTTTTAATTGAACTGCACTCGGTTCCGTCCGCCATACCATTCTATAAAAGGCAGGATTTTAGTCCAATCAGTGAATCGCCGAATGATGTTAGAAAAGGATTACTTAAAATGCAAACCGAACTGAACCCCAATCTATTTTCCGATTTGGAAGAAGATGACATTGTAATTTATTTGGATGTTGAGAAAAAAGTAGAAATATATTATGATAAATATGGTGTATTTAATGAACATGAATTAGAATATAATCCAATGCAAATACGAGAACTAAAACGAAAACCAAAATTACCGTTGCATTTTAAGGATTATGAATACCGATTTTATGGTCCAGGCGAGGATTCCGCATCTTCTTCTTTTTCTTCAATTCCTTTTAAAAAACAAAAAAAATCACCCAACAAACATACAAACCGAACAAAATCGAATCAAACAAATAAAAAAAATCAAACAAATAAAAAGGGTCGAACAAATAAAAAGGGTCGAACAAATAAAAAAAATCGAACAAATAAAAAAGGGTCGAATAAATAAAAAAGAATCGCCTTTTACTTTTTTACCTTTTTCGCTTTTACTTTTTTACCTTGCTTACTTTAATAATTTACTTTTACTTCTGGTTATCATACTATGAGTGATTGTCGGTTTTTTACGGGATGGTTCTTTTTGCACGAGTTTTAATGTAGGTTTTGGTTGTAACACAACCGGTTCTTTCGGCATGGACGGTTTTTGTGCTGGAGCCGGTTCAATAAGGTCAATAGCCGGTTCAATAAGGTCAATAGCCGGTTCAATAAGGTCAATAGCCGGTTCAATAAGGTCAATAGCCGGTTCAATAAGGTCAATAGCCGGTTCAATAAGGTCAATATATTTGTCCATAATATTGATAAATTCCTTTTTATATATAAAATTTTGTGCCCCCACTACCAGTTTAGCGTCAATAACTTTTTGTTTACATGCGTGATGCATATGATGTATACCAATTTCGTGAGTTGTTCCTTGAGTTATCAAATAAAAGTAATATGCACAATATGTAAAGTATATTCGTCGTAACGAATTTTTCAAATTCGCGTCTTTTGTATAGTTCGAATATGTATTATATTTATAAATATTCAATTTTCTATTTATTATTGGAAAATCACTTAAATAAAAATTCGGTTTTTTGTAAAAGCTACTCTCATTTTCTTCTGTAGCATGTAATCGAATATACGTCATATTTTTTTGTTCAATATCGGATTCTTTTTGTTCAATATCGGATTCTTTTTGTTCAATATCGGATTCTTTTTGTTCAATATCGGGTTCTTTTTGTTCGGTGTCAGGTTCTTTTTGTTCGGTGTCAGGTTCTTTTTGTTTGGGAGAATCTTCATCCAAATCTATATTGTTTTTTTTACAATAATATGTTAATTCGTCAAATGTTAGTTCTTTTTGTTTTTTTTGCGCGGAGTTTAGTTCAAATAGTTCTAATTTTATTGAGGTCAGTTCAAATTCTAATTTGTCAATATAGAAATTTAAAATGTCAATAAATTCATTTTTACCCATAAAATTTTCATTTATTGCGAACTGTTTTGTTTCAATAATTTTACATTTAAATGTATTAAAACAAAACATAACATCTTCTTTAATACGAATCATACTATTTTTAAGATTTTGATGGATAGGAGGAGAATAAAACACATCGCTTTCTTTTACCACCAAATAATAATAGTATATACAATACGTAAAATATATTCGTTTTTTTATTTTTTGTCCGATAGATGAGTTCATAATATCCATATATTCTAGACATAAATCATGATGAATTTGTTTGTTTGTGATGTTAAGGTCGATTATATATGAATATGGTTTTTGGTAAAAGCTACTCTCATCTTCTTCTGTAACAATGGATGGAATTTGTATCATCGTATTGGTCATGGTTATTTGTTTTAGTTATGATTATTTTATCGAAAAAATATTTTCAATTTTTTTTGCCCAGTTCGCGTTACTTAAAAAATTAATATATATTTATAAAACATAAATGCCATTAATTACATCATTAAATAAAACAACGTTTCAAGAATTACTGCATAAAAATAACGGTATTATCATCCTTAAATTTGGGGCAGATTGGTGCGCCCCGTGTAAGCGAATTCATTCATTCGTGCATCAGTGGTTCGAACATTTACAAAAAACGAGTCCAAATATAACATTAGCCGATATTGACGTTGATGAAAATATAGAGCTTTATAGTTTCTTAAAAACAAAACGTATGATTAATGGCGTGCCGACGGTTTTAGCATATTACAAAGGAAATGTGACATATATAGCAGATGATTCCGTTATTGGGGCAGATACCGTTCAATTACAAGCATTTTTTCAACGGGCTTTAGTAAAAACGAATTAAAACCAAAAAATGCCATGTATTGGTATATGGCATTTGATATAATTCTTTGGATATGGTTCTTTATAGCGGGCATAGCCGCGGCTATGCCAATTCCATTCATAAAACGATATACAGAAACAGGACATTTTATATGGATTTTATTATCCGGCTTATCCTATGTATTGCTTATATATGCATATACAATTGTTCTTTCGAATAAAAATATTATGATTGTATATCCATTTTTGAAAGTTCTTTCTGTATTATTAGTTATTTTATTTGGATACATATGGTTTCACGAAACATTAAATATCAAAACTACGATTGGAATTATACTTGGACTTGCATCGATTTATTTATTATCTCCCTAACAACTCTCGTTAGAATTTTTATTCGTTGATTCTTATTCGTTGATTCTTATTCGTTGATTCTTATTCGTTGATTCTCGGCAAAGAGCTCCGTAAAAAATTGAATGTAAATAAATAATAAAATATATCATCCAATAACAACATGAATCCCATCTTGAAAAATGCATCCGAAGAAAATGGCAAATATCGATTTACCCTCTCTGGAATCAATGTTAGTATTGCCAATGCCATTCGCCGAACCATATTAGCCGATATTCCAGCGATTGGTATCGACGACGAACAATCCAATTTTATTGAAAATACTGGACGACTCCATAACGAAATTTTAAAACAACGTCTTGCGTGTATCCCCGTATTTGTAAAAAATAAAGATGAAATCGAAACATTTATCGAAAAATATATGGTAGAGGTAGATGTTACAAATGAAACCGACAATATAATGTTTGTAACCACAAAAGATTTTCGTATAAAAAACAAGGCGACTGGTTCTTATATGAATGAACAAGACCGAAATCAAATATTTCCGGCAAATCCCGAAACACAAATGTATATTGATTTTTCGAGATTACGTGCCATGGTCGGAGATTCCGTAAAACCGGAACATCTTAGTTTTACGGCAGAATTTACCGTAAAAACGGCGAAACAAAATGGTGGATACAGTGTAGTATCTTCATGTGCATACGGAAATACCATTGACCATGTGCGGGCAAAAGATATATGGAATGTAAAAGAAAAAGAAATGAGAGACCAAGAATTGGCGGAAGAAGAAATTCAAATGGCAAAAAAGAATTTTCATATTTTAGATGCACAACGGTTCTATGTTGAAGATAGTTTTGATTTTATAATTGAAACCATTGGAGTATATACAAATTATGAAATTATGCGAAAAGCGTGTCTTATTTTGCAGAATCAATTCGTTGATTTTGTAGAATCTATTGAAAATGACGATGTAGTAATTGGACCGAGTGAATCGGCAAAAGAATTCTCAACTATGGAAAATAGTTTTAATATTATTTTAGAGAAAAAGGATTATACATTCGGAAAAGTATTGGAATATATTTGTTACAATGAATTTTTCGAAAATCAGAAAATACTTACATTTTCAGGATTCAAGAAATTTCATCCGCATGACGAAAATTCCGTGTTACGACTGGCATTTATTCAAAAAATGGAAATAAATGATATCCGAAACAAATTAAAAGAGGCGTGTGTGCTTGCATCCGAAATATTTGTATCGATTCACGGAAAAATTCCTGAGAAATAAAGACACACTAAATTTAGAATAAATAAACTCCTATTATAATAGAGAGGTATAATGAAATGGTATATTCCTATTTTTTTCTTTTTTGCCGTAATAGTTCTTATAGGAACGTGTTATTACGGAACAGTAAAAGATGAAACAAAAAAAGACACAAAGAAAGAATCGTTCTCTCAAAGTCTTGTTCTGGAATCTCCCAAAATTCCGAAAAATATTATTCAAGTATGGAAAACATGGTCCGCCAAGTCTTATACCCAGTTTGCCAAAAATACCGACGCGTTAAAACAAATGAATTCCGATTACAATTATATTTTTTTTAAAGACAAAGATATTGATGATTTTTTGAAAATGCACTATCCTTATTATTATAAAACATATCAAGAACTACCATTAAATATACAAAAAATGGATTTCTTTCGATATGTAGCTCTCTATCATTTTGGCGGATTTTACTTTGATATGGACATTCATTCGTTACAACCATTGTCCGACGATTTACTCTATCATGATGTAGTTGTTCCCGTCGATGAACCGATTACATCTGCCAATCGTGACCAATACCGATTTCGTGAATTTGCCAGAAATGGAATAAAACAAATTCTGGGACAATATGCGTTTGGTTGCGCGCCCAAACATCCGTTTATAAAACGACTCATTGACGGAATTGTGGAAAATCTCTCCAATATTCAGAGACAGGCAAAATTTTATGCAAAATCGCATGATTTTGTGTATCAGACTACCGGACCCGATTACGTAACAACCATATATATGAACTACCCAGATAAAGAGGATATTTATATATTGGAAGGAGAGAGACAAAAATTCGGGAAATACGCAAAACATAGTTGTGTTGGTGGGTGGAAATAGTTATATTGAAATATCGACAAATCCAGACAAACTATTTTATCAATGGCAACATTGATTTTACAACTTTTCTTATTTTTTTCCGTGAAAATCGGCGTTTTAAATGAGAAAAGGTGTAATAACAAAAAAGAGTTAATGATTGCATGTGTTTCTAATAAATATAAACTGTATATATTTATTATATAAATGTCTCAAAATATTCCTTTTGTTAGTGTATGCACTCCTACCTTTAATCGTCGTCCATTTATTAAAACCATTATGGAATGTTTCCGACAGCAAATATATCCTCATGACAGAATTGAGTGGATTATAGTAGATGACGGCACGGATAAAATTGGCGATATATTAACTGAATTTGGTTCAGACCTTCCTATAAGATATGTGGCATTACCCGATAAATTACCTCTTGGAAAAAAACGTAATTTAACTCATTCTTTATGTAAAGGAGATATTATTGTATATATGGACGATGATGATTATTATCCGCCGGAACGAATCAGTCATGTAGTTGAAACATTGCAACAAAATCCATTGGCAATGGCATGTGGGTCCAGTGAATTATATATTTATTTTTATTCAACTGATAAAAAAATGCAGGATAAAAAAATACATCAAGGAAAAATGTATCAGTTTGGTCCATATGGTCCAAATCACTCAACTGCGGGAACATTTGGATTTCGTAAAGAATTGTTGAACATTACCAGTTATGATGAAACCGCTTGTATTGCAGAAGAACGTCATTTTTTAAAAGGATATACAATTCCATTTGTGCAATTGGACCCAATGAAAACAATTTTGGTTTTTTCACATGAACATAATTCATTTGATAAACGTAAGCTTTTAATAAATGCCGAATTGAATCCAACGATTCATGAATCGGAAAAGACTGTTGCTCAGTTTTTTCAATCTTCCTCAAAAATAAACAAGGCTCGATGTAATTTAATTTATCGTTTTTTTATGTCTGATATGAAAACCATATTAAAAACATATAATGCGGGACTTCCTTCACTTAAAACAGATGTTGTAAAACAAATTGCTGAAATTGAAAAAGACCGACAACAACAACAACAACAACAACAACAACAACAACAACAACAACAACAACAACAACAACAACAACAACAACAACAACAACAACAACAACAACAAAAAACCGGAATTATGATTCAACAACCGAATCAATCTCCAATAGAAATGACAATGCAACAAATTCTTCAGCTAATTCAACAACAACAACAATTATTAGTTGAAAAAGATAAACAAATTGCTGATTTAACCTCCAAAATACAAAACTTTGCAAAACAAAACTTTGCAAAAACGAAACCAGAATGTTGAAGAAAATTGAAAGATAAATACAATAAAATAATATATAAAAATGGCATCGGCAACAATGAAAATATCTCCTATGAAAAAGAAGGCATCGGTTATAAAACAATTTCGTATATTTGATTTTCATATGTCCGATAAATACGAGGACGACGTGGAGGATGATGTAGAGGACGAAACCAACAACAAAAAACCACAAAAAACCTCACATATTCAATTATTTGGTATTAATGAACTTGGTGAAACTGCCAGCATTACTATTACCGATTATTGTCCCTTTTTCTTTATTCATCTTCCTTTAATGAAAGAAAAGGTGAAAGAAAAACGTTGGACTCAGTCTGATGTGGATGAATTACGCGATTATATTTTCAAAAAAATATGGGCAAAAGCCGATATTCTTTCCGTTCATTTGGTTGAATATCAAAAATTATATGGATTCTCTGCCGGCAAAAAAGACCAGTTCGCACAAATTACATTTCGAAATCAAAGTGTTTTTAAACAAACACAGGGATTGTGGTATGAATATATAGACAATCAGCGTGTAAAAAAACCGTTTTATTTTAAAAATGTAAATCTATCTCTCTACGAATCCAGCATTCTGCCATTACTTCGATATTTCCATATTCAAAATATTAGTCCGTCCGGTTGGATTTCCGTAAAAACAACATCTATGCAAAATTGCATTACTAAAAAAACCACATGTAAATACGAATATATTGGGTCAAAACAGTATGTAACGCCTCTTCCAACAAAAGAAACAGCAGTTCCCTATAAAATATGTAGTTTTGATATTGAAGCCAGTAGTAGTCACGGAGATTTTCCAATTCCTATTAAAACATACAAACGCTTGGCTACAAATATATTGGAAACAATAGATATTTATAAAAAAATAGACATTAGTCGAGACACATTTTGCACAATTATTCGTAAAATGATATTAACCGCATTTGGTCATGAAACGATGGACCGTATTGATTTGGTATATCCGAAAGAAAAATGGACAAAAGAACAAGTTGAGAAACAAATAGATATATTCTTGAATACACAGATTGATAAAATCGTCGTTTCTTCCACTATGCAAGAATCTATGCGTATTGAATCCTTTATGTCTATGCGTATTGATAATACGACAGAAGAAGGACCTATAAAAGAAGAAGACGATGGCGACGATATTGATGATGATGATGACGCAAATGTAAAAGATAACGATGCAAAAAAAAGGAACATTGCAAAAAGGAACGATACAAAAAAGACTGATGCAAAAAAGACTGATGTAAATGTAAAAAAGACTACTGATGCAAAAAGGAATACGATATACGATATTCTTATTCCTGAAACGATTGCGAGAGATGAAAAAATGCAAAAATTAAATGAATTGTTAATGACAAATTTCCCGAATCTGGAAGGTGATAAAGTAACCTTTATTGGGTCAACCTTTCTACGATACGGTGAATCTGAACCTTATTTAAATCACTGTTTGGCGTTAGGAACGTGCAATTCTGTTGCGGGGGCAACAATTGAAATTGCCACTACGGAAGCGGATTTATTGGTTCAGTGGTCACAGTTAATTCAGAGAGAAAATCCAGATATAATTATTGGATACAATATTTTCGGGTTTGATTATCCGTTTATGTTTTCACGGGCAAAAGAAAATGGATATGACTGTCTATGCGCCTTTTTAGAATTATCCCGTATTAAAAACCACATTTCTGCGAAAAAAGGAACGGGAGAATATGATGTCACTAAATATGAATTGGATAAAACAAGTATTAAATTAGCAACCGGTGAATATGAATTGTTTTATCCCGTGATGATTGGACGGCTTCAAATTGATTTGTTAGGACATTTTCGAAAAAATGAAAATTTATCATCCTATAAATTGGACGATGTGGCTGGACATTGCATTCACGATACAATTCATGACATACAATTGCCCGAAATAGGAATCGTCGATGTATATACAGATAATATTAAAGGACTTCATATCAACGACTATATTCACATTGAAATATCGGAATTCACAACAGATTATTTTCGAAATGGACAAAAATTCTTGGTGCATGATATACTACCAGACACCACTACTGGTAAAAAAATACTTCGACTTCATTTTGAACCAACATCGGACGAATTATGTGTATTGCATAGTTCGGAGAATTCGCAAAAAGTGGTTTCATGGGCTCTTGCCAAAGACGATGTGTCCCCGCAAAATATATTTATATTAACAAATGGTTCGGATTCGGACCGCGCCATTGTCGCCAAATATTGTATTCAAGATTGTAATATTGTGCAACATTTAATGTTGAAAACGGATTTGCTCTCGGGTCTTATTGAAATGGCATCTATTTGTAGTGTTCCTATGAATTTCTTGGTGCTTCGAGGACAAGGTATCAAACTTACAAGTTTTGTTGCAAAAGAATGTCGTAATAAGGGAATTTTAATGCCCGATTTGGAGAAATTGTCATATGCCGATGGATATGAAGGCGCAATTGTATTGGACCCCAAAACCGGTATTTATTTAGATAATCCCGTCGCATGTTCCGACTTTTCGTCGTTGTATCCGTCTATTATGATAAGTAATAATTATTCACACGATTCTTTAACGTGGACAAAAGAATTTGATTTGGAAGGAAATCTACTTCGTGAAAGTGGTGTTAAAGATTCAACCGGCAAATATATATATGACAATGTTCCAGGGTATGAGTATATTAATACTACCTTTGATACATATTCCTATATTAAAAAAAATCCGACATCAAAACACGCAAAAAAGATTATTTCCGGAAAAATGACTTGTCGGTGGGCGCAATTCCCCGACGGAAAAAAGGGCGTATTGCCGACTATTTTGGAAGAAATATTGGCTGCGCGAAAACAGACGCGCCAACGTTTAAAAACCGAAAAAGATGAATTCATGGCGAATATTTTAAATCAACGGCAATTGGCGTTAAAAGTGACCGCCAATTCTATTTATGGGCAATGTGGGGCAAAAACATCCACTTTTTACGAAAAAAGTATTGCCGCCTCAACCACGGCAACGGGAAGAATGATGATTATGTATGTGAAAAAAATGGTGGAAACCATATATGCCGACACGGATTGTCAAACAAAAGAATACGGAATGGTGCATACACGGTCAGAATATGTATACGGAGATACAGATTCGGTATTTTATACATTTAATTTGGAAGACCCCGTTACGAAACAGAAAATTGTGGGGAAAAAAGCGTTAAAAATAACGATTGAACTGGCGCAAGAATTTTCGAAAATGTGTACTATGTTTCTAATGTCTCCAATGGAATTATGTTATGAAAAAACACTGACGCCTTTCGGGTTGGTATCAAAAAAACGATACTTTGGAATGTTGTATGAATTTAAAACGGAATTGTCCGACTGTTATTTGAAGATTATGGGATTGCAAGTTAAGAAACGTGATTCGTGTGATTATTTTAAAGATACATACGGTGGAATTCTTAATATATTTATCGGAAACGGTCAAACGGAAGAATATATTATTCGTGAAGCCGTGAAAAAACTTCAATTTGCATTGCAACAATTGGTCGATGGAGAAGTTCCTATTGATAAATTAACCATTACAAAATCTCTCCGTTCGGATTACGCAAATCCAAAAACCATTGGACATAAAGTATTGGCGGATCGGGTGGGCGAACGCGACCCTGGAAATCGTCCAAAACCCGGTGACCGAATAAGTTATGCGTTTATTGAAACGGCAAATCCGAAGGCACTTGTGGGAGACCGGATTGAAACACCGGAATTCATAGCGTTAAATGAAAAAAAGATACGTATTGATTATGCCTATTATATTACAAATCAACTGATGAATCCATTATTACAATTGTTTGGACTTATTCTTGAAAAATTATGGGAATACAATGCGAAAACGGGATTATTGAAAACATTTCGCAAAAAGATGTCGGATGCATATAAAGCATGTGACGGGGATTTGGAGATTTATAATAAAATAAGAGAAAAAGAAACATCGACGCATATTAAACAAATGTTATTTGACCCCTTTTTAGTTAAAATTAACAATAAACGACTGCGATTACAAACAATTACGTCCATGTTTAGTTAGACCGACGTGAAATTTTCGTATTTCGTCTTTTACGGATATTATTATTTTAGTAGTGGACAACATTCTTTTTCCAATCGTTTAATTTCATTGTATTGTTCAATTGTTTTTATAGAAAGTTCAAATCCATGTATTGTATAAATTGGATTGTTATTACACTTGATTTTTTTTATTTGAGGAAGATTATCAAGAGAAGTAATCTGATTATTTTCACATTGTAGTTCTTGTAAATTGAAAGGAAGATTGTCCAGAGAAGTCAGTTGATTATTTCCACAATATAATTTTTGTAAAGTTATAGGAAGATTGTCCAGAGAAGTGAGTTGATTAAATGAACACCATAATTTTTGTAAATTGGGAGGAAGAATGTCCAGAGAAGTCAGTTGATTATTCCAACACCATAATTTTTGTAAAGTGGGAGGAAGATTATCCAGCGAAGTTAGTTGATTAAATGAACACAATAATTCTTGTAAATTGAAAGGAATATTGTCCAGAGAAGTCAGTTGATTATTGTCACAATGTAATGTTCGTAAAGTTATAGGAAGATTGTCCAGAGAAGTCAATTGATTATTTCCACAATATAATTCTCGTAAAGTGGAAGGAAGGTGATCAAGAGAAGTGAGTTGAGTCTCTGCGCAACCTAAATCTTGTAAATTGGAGGGAAGATTATCCAGAGAAGTAAGTGGATTAGATGAGCAATGTAATTCTTGTAAATCGGGAGGAAGATTGGTTAGAGAGGTCAATTGATTATTAGAACAATCTAATTGTTGTAAAGTGGGAGGAAGATTGGTTAGAGAAGTCAATTGATTGTTTTGACAATCTAATGTTTGTAGATTCGGAGGAAGATTGGTTAGAGAAGTCAATTGATTGTTTTGACAATCTAATGTTTGTAGATTCGGAGGAAGATTGGTTAGAGAAGTCAATTGATTGTTTTGACAATCTAATGTTTGTAGATTCGGAGGAAGATTTTCAAGAGAAGTCAATTGATTGTTTTGACAATCTAATGTTTGTAGATTCGGAGGAAGATTGGTTAGAGAAGTCAATTTATTGTTTTGACAATCTAATGTTTGTAAATTTGTGTACAAAGATAAATCTGGTAAAACGGTCAGATTTTGATAAGATAAATCCAATTTGGTTACGGTAGAATCCGTCATTTTATTTGTTTGTTAAATAAATAAAAAACAAATATCAATTTTACCTTGGTGTTGGTTATTAAAAATTGATTTAAATAATATAATAATATTAAAGAAATGGATTTAACCAAATTATCAAAAACAAAACTTTTAGTAAAGTGTGAAGAACTTGGAATTACAAAGTGTAAATCAAAAAATAAATCAGAATTAATTATTTTGATTAATAAAAATAATCCTGAAAGTAAAATTATTCATAAAGAAAATATACTAATACTAAATAATATTTCACCATTACGATATCCTGGTGGAAAAACTCGCGCGTGTAAAATAATAGACAATGTAATTACAGAGCATTTTGACGTAACACAATTTGATACATTATGTTCGCCATTCTTTGGTGGAGGTTCATTTGAATTCTATTTTCAAAATAAATATAATCACAAATTAATAGTAAATGATAAATTCATACCTTTATATAATTTTTGGAAACAAATAAAAACAAATAAAGATATATTATGTGATAAATTAAATAATATAACATCTGTTTCAAAAGAACAATTTACAAATTATAGAAATACAATAATTGAATTAAATGATAATATGCTACAACAATCATTACAATATTTTATTATAAATAGATGTTCTTTTAGTGGAGCAACATTATCTGGTGGGTTTTCGGAAGAGGCAAGTTTAAAGCGTTATACACCTTCATCTATAAACAAAATCAAAATGTTAGACTTTTCAAATATAGATGTATATAATTATGATTTTGAATATTTTATTAATAATTTTACAAATGAAAAAACAATAATATTTTTAGACCCACCATATTATTTAGAAAAACAATCAAAACTTTATGGTAATAATGGCGATATGCACGAAAATTTTAATCATCTAATGTTATTTAATTTAATAAAAACAAAAAAAAATTGGATTATAACATATAATAATTGCGAATATATAAAAAATTTATACAAGGATTATATAATAATAGACGTAAATTGGAGTTACGGAATGAATAAAACAAAGTCTTCATCAGAAATTATTATATTATCAAAATTAATCACTATATAATAAATTTATAGGTAATTTTGAATTATTATCTAAACTATAATTGCTTTTAACTAAATTTTTTATATTTTTTGGTTTACAAGAAATTGTTACCGATAATTTACAAAACCCCTTTGTATTTTTTGTTGTATGTATTTTAGTTCTTATTCTTAATTGTTGCTCACATACAAATTCAGGAATATCAAAATTACATATATCATTTCCTAAATGATATAGTCCTTTGTCAGAAATTTGTATATAAAAACAACCTTTTTCGCTATATAATTTTTTAATTGTATCATTTGGACATTCTAAATATGTATCGTTATAATCAGTTGTATCTTTTTTAACTTGTGACCATTCTTCATGTGTTATATCTTTTAGCGTAAATGGTGGTATTTTTCCATTAAATAAGATAGAATTTGATATTAATTCTTCAAATATATTTTTAGATTTGTCTGGTATTTTATTTTTATAACTTCCTATCCATTTTTCACTTTCAAAATTATATTTTATTGAACATTGCATCCAATCGGGAGTTTTTGATTTTTTTATTTCAATTGGAATAATAACATTATCCATAATACATTCAATATCATTTTTTGAATTACACCCACCAAGTTCATCTTCTTTTTGTGTGTTAAAATCGTTGTTATTTAATTTACATTTTTTTACAATATTATAAACTTCTAATTCATATTTTTTCCCGCTAACCGAACAACAAGCCCCTTTTATCAGTTTATCTATATTGTATTATGATATATAAAAAGCATTCAATTTTATATAATTTTCTATAGAACTATTTTATTAAACGATTGGAATTTGTTGAGATGTATACATACTCCCTAAAGGATTTATCGAATGTGAATTGTATATAGCATCAGAAGGAAGAACATTGGTGGTTTGTTGCGGTGAATGTAGTTGTCCGGTTATCGTAGATGCCGAATTAAGTGCTCCCATAGATGATGTCGGAAGTGACAATTGATTCGGAATAAAATCTGAAAATGCCAATCCACCTCTTTGTCTTTGCTTTTGTTGTCTTTGTCGTTGTCTTTGTCGTTTTTTATTTGTTTTATTTTTCTTGGTACGTTTTCCACCAGATGTCATATTTGGTAATAAACGCGTGCTAATAACAGTCGATGGGTCTAACGGGTCATGTGTATTTCCTATATTTGTATTGTATGGATAGTAGGCAGTAGTAGGAACTGACCCGTCATTTGTCCAACTTGGCACATCTACATATCCACCCTTCATTTGAATTTTTGGTCTTTCTAAAAACGGATTACTATTGTTACATAAATTTACTCCTCCTCTTGTCCTTGTTTTTCTACCTCTTGTCCTTGTTTTTCTACCTCTTGCCTTTGTTTTCTTTGTTTGTGTTTTTGACATTATAATATATAGAGCTAAAAAAATATATAACTATTATGTTTTGTCTTAACGCATATAATAATCCATATACAGATAAAGGAACTTCACACTCGTATTTGGAACTGTATAATCGTTGGTTTCATCAACGACAGTATTCCGCGCAACATATCATGGAAATTGGTGTAAATTTTGGAGGAAGTATCAAATTGTGGCATGATTATTTTCCGAATTCGACTATTTACGGAGTAGATATTGAATTCAATCATGTATGGGACGAAATTCAAAATAAATCTCGTATTCAGTTATATCAGTCGGACGCATATTCCTCCGAATTTGCGAAATATATTTGTGAAAAAGTGAAATCGTTTGATATTATTATTGACGATGGTCCTCATACACTTGAAACCATGAAACGCGCGATTGAATTATACGTGCCTTATTTATCGAAAAATGGTATTTTTATTATTGAAGATATTCCGTCATGGGAGTGGATGGAAGAATTACGACAAATGGTTCCCGATGAATTGCGAAAATATATAGGCATGTATGATTTACGACCATTGAAAGGACGTTTTGACGATATTGTATTTGTGGTAAATCTGGGACCTGACATTACATAAATCCCATTCGTTTTGCATAATTATATAAACTTCTTGGAATCATTGTTAAAGGGATTACATATGCATAATAAATCGGGTTGTGATAACACTCAAATACAATCAATGAATTCGGTAAAAAGGGAAACGATATGATTTGATTGTTGTTGCAAAATAGTGTCTGTAATTTCGGCGGTAAATTTGGTATTGCAACAAGCTTATTGTAGGCACAATCCAATGTATATAATTCGGTAGCCAATAGATATGGCAGAATAGTCAGCATATTGTGTGAGCAATACAACGATTTGATATTTTCAGGGAGGTCGGGAAGTGTAACCAGTTTATTGCCCGAACATTCCAAATAATGCAAACATGTTACATGTTGTAAAGGAGGCAATGTAACAATATAATTTGTCCCACATCGTATTATTTGCATACTTTTTGGTATTTCCGGAAGTTCGGTAAATTGATTGCTACAACAAATAAAACGCGTTAATTTGGAAGGAAGTTCCGATATATGAGTCAGTTGATTGCCCGAACAAGACAGTTCCACTAATAGTGGAGGTAAATTTTGTAATGTATGTAGTTCGCAATTATCACAATTTAATTTTCTTAACACTTTCGGAAAATGCGAAAGAGTTATAAGTCTATTTCCATTGCAATATAATTCTTGCAATGAATTTGGAAGATTTTCCATAGATGTTAATTTGTTATGCGAACAATTTAATTCTACCAATGTATTTGGTAATTTTGGAAAAAACCTTATATTATTATACGAACAGTTGAATATTTTTAATGTGGGAGGAAGTTCCGGAAGTAATGATATTCCATTGTTGTGGCAGTAGAATTCTTCCAGTGACACCGGCAAATAATGTAACTGTAGTCCAATCCAATTACACCCATTAATGCGCAATACACGTATATTTGTATAACTACGAAATGATGTATCATTATGTATCGCATCTTTGAACCACTCCGGTGTAACGGTTAATTCAATAATGGATGAATTATGAATAGATTCTTTATTAAAAATCGTTATATTGTCTTGATTATGCATTGCATCTTGTTCGATTGCATTTTGTTCTTGTTCGATTGCATTTTGTTCTTGTTCGATTGCATCTTGTTCTTGTTCGATTGCATCTTGTTGCATATTAACATTTATGTAATATTCTTTTTAACTATTTTGCGCCAATTTGCGTTTGTAATTATAAAGAAAAATGCATAAATGTTGTATTAAATGATACCTAATACAAATAAGATGACTTTAGATAAAATTCATATGATAAATTCAGATTCATTTCCCGATATGAAGAATTTGCAAGCTTATTTACCCGTATATCAAGTATTACCTGTGATTGTTCCTACAAATCAGATTGTGAATGAAACACATATTATTGATAAACATGGTATCATTTCTGAACGAGATATTTTCATAAAATACTCTCCTTTGTTAGATCCATCCAGTTATCTTTTGGGTAAATACGATGATTTTGGATATGATGCGATACGGGCACTTCCATGTGAATCTAACGACCAAATACCATTTAAAAAATTATACAATATACATAATTCATCCTATGTTGATAGTCTTTTTTCGTGTATTAGCAGTCAGCTACGTTATACTCACGGATTTGCTCATGCCACCGAATATTACGGTTCATTTTTAGGAATAAAAAAGAATTTTCGTTTAAATATTGCCGATGATTTGGAGCATTTGCAAAGTTTTCCTATTTTTTCAGAGAGAGCCGGCAAAACATTTTCGGCGGAAAATATGGAATGTTTATTATCCACAAATCCGAAATTAAGAATTTCAGAATCGAATGCCGATTATTTAAATGATATAATTTCATTGGATAAAGAAGAACCAGATGTAGGGGGGTCCGAATCCGAATTAAAAGAATCCGAATCCGAAATAAAAGAAATATCATTAACGGAAACACATATATCTACTGACGATATAATACATATTCAACGTAATCATAAATATAAAAATGAAACGAATTATTGTGAGTCCGTAACTTCAAATAGTTCAATAAATTATACAGACGATGAAGATGAAGATGAAGAAGACAACGATGACAAAAATACTAATAGAGAGGACGAAAATGTAAATACTAATAGAGAGGACGAAAGCGACCAAGATATCGACCAAGAAGAAGAAGAAGAAGACAATTGGGAGGACGAAGATGATGAAGATGATGAAGAAGAAAACGACGATATTCCTATTTATATTCATATTTATGATTTTCCCACACAAATGATATGTCTCGAAAAATGCGAAGATACTCTGGATAGTCTTTTGTTATATGATACATTAAATGAACAAGAATGCGCCAGTTGTTTATTTCAAATTATTATGACATTGATTATGTATCAAAAACATTTTAAATTTACACATAACGACCTTCATACAAATAATATTGTATATAAATCTACCGATGCTACACATTTTGTGTATTATTATGATGGAAATACATATAAAGTTCCTACCCATGGACGTATATATAAAATAATTGATTTTGGAAGAAGTATATATACAATTTCTAACGCCGACACCAAAAATCCCCTATTTATGTGTAGTGATAGTTTTGCCGAATTGGGAGACGGACATTCGCAATATAATTTTATCGCGCCTTATGGCGAAAATAATTATTATGACAACAGAAAACCAATAGTTGAACCAAATTATAGTTTTGATTTATGTAGATTGGGTTGTTCAATGTATGATTTTTTCATGGATATTGACGATTTATCTTCTTTAAAAAAAAAGACACCTCTACAAAACTTAATTCATCAGTGGTGTTTGGATGATTGTGGCAAGCATTTATTATACATGAAATCCGGAAAAGATAGATATCCACACTTTAAATTATATAAAATGATTGCCCGAACCGCGCATAATCATCTACCACAATCACAATTAAACCATCCATTATTTCAATCGTTTTTAATAAAAACGAAAAAAAATAAAAAAGAGAAAGAAATAAAACCTTCCAAAAAGGAAACATTTATTTGTATGCACATATAATACTTATACCGGAGTATATATCATCGGTTGTGACCGGTCTAACCAAATTTCCATCGTTCCCAACTGGGTTTTTCCCGAAAATAAATGTTTTTCACATTCCTTAAACAATATCGATGTGTTAATTAAATATTTCATCGCCTCATATGCATCAGATACATTGTATATATTATCTCCCAAGGTTGAAAACTGTTTTCGTAATAATTCTTTTGTTCCAAAAGAATGTGAATAGACAAGTTCATTTAAAACTTGTCCAAACTCCGACTGTTTTGAAAATTGTATTATTTGTTGAATAGTGCTTAATAATCGCAAATCATGTGACGCATTTCGTTTGTTCGACGAAATATAATAAAAACTTCCGGGCGTGTCTTCATCATGTAATATATTGTATCCACAATCACTTCCATTATCTTTAGTTTGACATGCAGGTGTATCCATGACGGAATTCAATATACGGCTTGATGAAGTCGGAGGGGGTCCTTTTTTATCATAAAAAAAGGACCGACCGTAATCTATTATTTTCGCAATTTCAAATGTCTTGAAATCGGTAGTTGTTCCATCATCGTTATAATATTTCATTACTATATATTTATCTCCGGCAACCGTTGGATTATACAAGATGACATTCTCGGCATGGAGGTCGTAATGGGTATATTCATTCATCAATGTTGAGAGAGGCGCATATACTTGAAATAAATGTTGAATTAATGTGCCGTAACAATAATATCTATCCGCGTGTTCTATTCTTGCTCTAATTGTAGAAGCCCGTTTAATATGTTGAATTAATATACACATTGCCGTTGGGGCTAAACACGATGTTTCTATACTTGGAACTGGCGACTGCATTAAATCTTGATATGTTTCAGAATTAATATTTTTTTCGAAAAATTCTAATTTGTTATGCAATGGTCGATTTTTTTGTAAATCGATGGTTTGTAAATGTGTATGGTGTCCACATATTTTATATGTCTCTATAAAACAAGGGAAAAATAGGACCTGTTTATTAATGTATTTACCGACCAAACCTTCATAAAATAAATTGTCTGAATCCGCTTCTGAACTGGATTTAAGAACGGTGTGTGTTTCATATCCGTTTTTATTATACACCAATTCATTTACAAATCCATTTACTGAAGGAGCTCCTAAACGTTTTATTTTTGTTACATCCACATATTTAAAATCGAAATTGTCGTAAAATGCGCGAATCGTATCGGTTTCTTTTCCAAATCCAATGCAATAATCACTATCGGGGCATATTGAACGTATATTTGATTCGGTGGGAGAGGTTCGTTTAAAATTGGGAGAAGATTTAACAGGAGAAGAAGATGTATGTTTAAAAAGAGGAGAGGTTCGTTTTATGGGAATGGGAGAGGTTCGTTTTATGGGAATGGGAGAGGTTCGTTTAAAAAGGGGAGAGGTTCGTTTTATGGGAATGGGAGAGGTTCGTTTTATGGGAATGGGAGAGGTTCGTTTAAAAAGGGGAGAAGAACGTATTTTTCTGGTTATGCTATTTTTACTATTATTCTCCGTAAAAATACTTGGATTCGTTGATAACCAAAACCAATTTATTTTTGTTGGATTCTCTTCCAATAAAGAAATGGCGTTTGGATTTGCTGATAAAATGTCCCAATTTATTTTTTCTGGATGCTTTTCCAATAAAGAAATGGCGTTCGAATTTCGTAATAAACTGTCCCAGTTTATTTTTTCTGGATTCTCTTCCAATAAATGTATTGCATTTGGATTTTCTGATAAATTTGTCCAATATATTTTTTCTGGATGCTTTTCCAATAAAGGAATGGCGTTTGGATTTGCTGATAACAAAAACCAGATTATCTCTCCTTGATTCTCTTCCAATAAAGAAATGGCATTTGGATTTAACGATAACGCATGCCAGTCTATTTTTGTTGGATTCTTTTCCAATAAAGAAATGGCGTTTGGATTTTCTGATAATATGTCCCAGTCTATTTTGTCTTTATTCTTTTCCAATAAAGACATGGCATTTGGATTTGTTGATAATTGTTCCCAGTCTATTTTGTCTTTATTCGCTTCCAATAAAGGAATTGCATTTGGATTTCCTGATAATCTGTCCCAGTCTATTTTATCTGTATTCTCTTTCAATAAATGTATTGCATTTGGATTTGATGATAATCTGCTCCAGTCTATTTTTTCTTGATTTAATTCCAATATAGATATCGCATTTGGATTTGCTGATAATTCTTTCCAATTTAGTTTTCTCTCATCGATCCAAGGTAGCAAATGCATTGAGCCTCCTTTCAATATAGGTTGTCTACGTCTTCTTGTAGTTGTTTTTGTAGTTGTTTTTTGTCTTCTTGTATGTCTTCTGGTATTTGTGTTTTGTCTTTTTATTAAACGCATAATCTTCTATATATATTACACACACATTATACTAAACATTTGTCTTATTCTATTTGAGGACATTTTTTCTTTTATCTACAAAAATGTTCTACGTTGTGTGGGATTTTGAATCAACGCAATATATAAGTATTACTCGAAACATTTGTCCAAGTATTCATTGTAAATCGAAATAAATATCTCTATATGATTCAACCGTTTCATCCGAAATTCGTTTGGTATTAAATATTTCGTTAAATGTGTTACGGCGATGTTTTGAATTTAACATACAAATAATAAAATATAAACTATACATTCCACATTCGGAACCTCCTCTCTGATGCCGAATTGAATTTGTCATGTATTTCATTTTATTAGGATGTTTTTCTAATAATTGTTCTTTTTGTTCTTGTTGTGGTGGTTTTTGTTTTTGTTCTTGTATATTCGCATCATTCGCCTCTTTTAAAATTCGCTCTTTAAATATACGAATTTCATCCGGCATATGTCCATCTTCTTTGCACGAACCCGCACTATCAAAAAAATAAATAGTTGGTTCAAATATATCAATAAACATAGATACCCAATGCGACCCCTTTTGGTCATGTCGGTCTAAATTAAAAATAATACCAACGGAAGTGTTCCCTCGCTCTTTCATTTTTTGCAATGAAAATTGACACAATTCTTGTTCTACACACGACCCTCCAAAATTTGCCGGTTTCGCGTCAAAATCAATGGAGGTTGGACCGATAAAACAAAATGTGGGCGTTTTTTCTTCAAATTGTTTTAATACATTTAATATGTCAATGTTCGATAACCATGCCTTATGATTACGTTTCCATTCGGGAGGCTGTTTTGGTTTAAAAATATACTTTTTTATAGATTGTTTTAAAGATACCGGAAGTTCATTCATCCAACAATCGGGAGATGTTTGCAATCGTTGCTTTAACTGTTTCCATAAATCATTTGGAGGAATTCGACATAATATTGGTTCGGTCGGATGTTTTTGATTATACGCACCACATATTTTTTGTAAAACATCTTTTGTATAGCATGATGATTGTATTGTTTTTCCTTCTACCGCCGGACTACATTTAGATGTTTTTTGGATGTGTCTCTTTATCTGTTTTTGTTTTATCTGTTTTATCTGTTTTTGTTTTATCTGTGTGCTTTTACGCGTATATCGTTGCATTACTATATACGCATATTTTATCTATTGACTTGGTCGAAAAGAATATCAACAAAATCATCGTTTGAATTTTGAAGATGTTCCATACATTTACGTGCAAATGATTCAAATTCATCACATAAAGATGCACTATATATACTACGTCCTCCGTCAGTGTCTGGATTTAACATAACGGTAGTTATGCTAATAATTTTATCACGTATGCCGGTTATTTTATCTAAATATCTACGTCTTTCTTGAAAACGACTTGGATTTGAATTTGCCAAATATTTGTTGTATTGACGGCGATTCATCATAAGTTCCATGGATAAATCTATTAAGGCATTTGTTTCTTTTTCTGGGGTTTCTTTTTCTTCTGGGATTTCTTTTTCTTGGGTTTCTTTTTCTTCTTCTGGAATTTCTTCTTTTGTTTCGTCTATGCATTGTTCTGATTTTTCCATTCTTTTAATTTGATAAAGATTTTAATTTGATAAAGATTTTAATTTGATAAAGATTTTAATTTGATAAAGATTTTAATTTGTCAAAAAAATTTATTTATCTGGTAGTATATAAGAATGTCTGTTCATACACAAACCGCTACCAATGTATTTGGAGGACCATATAACGGATTTAGTACAATTCAAACCACGAAATCATATCGAGATACAGAAATTGTCGATATACGTAAAATTTTAAAGTATTCATGGAACGGTCAATATGCAACTGGTTCTGTTACAGGAAGTAATGGAAAAGTATATAGTCGAATAACAACTCCGTTTCGCGCAGTAAATAATTCCGGAGATTTTTTAGGTCGTCAAAATTATAGTTGTGGAGGACCCAACCCAATTAATTTAGTGCGTCCAGAAGGTTCAGACAAAGTTGGGTCGATTCCAAACATGTGCGACGGCACTGGAATTCCGCCAAGTTCATGTAATGTACGATATGTAGCCGATTCTTCCGACTATACGACGTTTAGAAAACAAAGGGCTATCAATAAACAGTTCAATGATATTTCAGCAGTTGGCGATAAGAGCAACGGAAGTTTTGTCGCACGAATGGCGGTTCAGAGAGGATTCTAAGAGCGTTATGAATCTACGATAAATATAATTTATTATATAAATTATGTTTTTAATAAAACAACCCATAAAACAAGTTTTCATTACGTCTCCTCCTCCTCCTCTTGAAATATCTCCGGAAATAAAAAAAATAATTCGAGATTCCACACAAGAATATTGTGAGCGTCAAATGAAAAAATACCAAGAGGATTCAAAGATTAAAATACCCGTATAATACAATAAAATATGTCTGCCGTTCCAGATAATCAACCTTTTATTATTCAAAATATCAACAATGGTATTCTTTCTTCCGTAAAAGCTATGCCTCAACGTGATATGTACAATGACGGTTCAACTTTTGCACAAAGTCGCGAAGAATATACACGAACCTCTTCTTCTGTCGTCAATAAAAAATGGTTCGGAAACCGCGATTCATCTACGGTAATAGAACGTCGTAGATACAATGCAATTGGAAAAGGCTCTCTAAATTTACAAGGTGTCCCCACCAAATTTGCGCAACATAATGATATTAATACGACGCGAGATGCTCTTATTCGTGTTCGTAATTCTGGATATGTTACTACACCAAAAGTTCGGGCAAATCCAAACAATAATTTAACGCCCAGTTGGCAAAGTGGTCCTTTAATTCGTACACAAAACCACGCACCCGTAGCTCTTCTTGGATTGCCGACCGATTCTCAATATACCACATTTCGTTCCAAAGGAGGCGCGTATTCGTCTGTTCCTGGACAAAATCCAGTTATATCGTTTGCGCCAGTATTGACGGATACGGCATATTACAATCGGGTCAGACATCGAACCATTCCAACGGGAACAGTTATTCCGCCACAATATCATTAATACCTTGGCAGACCGTGTTTTCCAAGGGAGACGAAGAGAAGAATTATTTCAATAGAGGACGACATTCGTTTGATTTTATTGTATCGTTTTATCGTCTTCAAATCCTTACATGTTATAAAATTAAAATCATGATTATAATTTTATTTTGTTTATAGAGCTGTATATGTCATTGGACGGGAACGGTCTAACCAAATTTCCATCGTTCCCAATTGTATTTTTCCTCCATATATGTGTGTTTCACATTCCCGAAAATACATAGATGTATCTATCAACCGTTTTATTGCCAAATATGCATCCATTACATTATTTATTTTATCTCCAAATGTGTCAAACTGTTTTTCATGTATTATTTCCTTTGTTCCATAATTACCATCATATACAGTATTATTACATATCTTACCAATATCTGTATATATCGGGAAAGTAATAACAAAAGCTACAGTACTTAACAATCGTAAATCGTGCGACACATTTCGTTTATTTGAAGATATATAATGAAAACTTCCCGGATATTCTTCACCGTGTAAAATACTATATCCACATTCAGTTCCTAAACTGTACATCTGACACGCCCGTTCCGTTATTACTTTATCTAATATTTTGCTTGATGTGATTTTTGGAGTTTCCGTTTTATCATTGAAAAAGGACCGACCGTAATCTATTATTTTCGCAATTTCAAATGTCTTGAATTCGGTGATAGTTCCATCCGTATTATGATATTTCATTACCATATATTTATCTCCTGCAACCGTTGGATTATACAACAAAACATTCTCGGCGTGAAGGTCGTAATGGGTATATTCATGCATTAATGTTGAGAGAGGCGCGTATACTTGAAATAAATGTTGAATTAATGTGCCGTAACAATAATATCTATCGGAACTATTCGTTAAGAACGTATCAAATGAAACTGCTCGTTTAATGTGTTGATTTAATATACACATTCGCCTCGAACTAGTACATGATACTTTTATGTTTGGTTCATTTATTTTCATTAGAGATTCATACGTTTCGGAATCAATATTTTTATCGAATAGTTCCAGTCGAGAACGTAATGGCACATCTGTTTTTAAATAGTCCATTTGGTCGTATCGGTTATGCATACACACTTTGTATGTATCAATAAAACATGGAAAAAATAGAGCCTGTTTATTAATGTATTTACCGACCAATCCTTCATAAAATAAATTGTCCGATGTCACTTTTGTGCTTGATTTAAGAACAGTATGTGTTTCGTATCCGTTTTTATTATACACAAATTCATTTACAAATCCATTTTTTGAGGGAGCGCCTAAACGTTTTATTTTTGTTACATCTACATATTTAAAATCGAAATTGTCATAAAATGCGCGGATGCGTTCAAGTTCTTTCCCAAATCCAATGCAATAATCACTATCCGGACATATTGAACGCAAACGAGTTTCTTCAGATGTATCTTTTTGTTGTTGTTGTTGTTGTTGTTGTTGGCGGGGTTGTTGTGGTTGTTGTGGTTGTTGTCGGTGGTTTTCTTTTTGTTGTTGTTGTTGTTGTTGTTGTTCTTTTTCTACAGAGGTAGCTTTTTGAGCTGGATGAAAAGTTTGACCCTCGAACGGGAATTCGAACACGGGTGTGACATGGATTGGATAAACCGGATTCACTTGTTCCGTTTTGTCACAGTTACCAGTTTTTTTATTTTTTCGAGTTCCATTTGGACATCGTTTTATTTTTTGTTTTTCTTGTGGTTGTGGTTGCGGTTTTTCTTGTTGTTGTGGTTGCGGTTTTTCTTGTTGTTGTTGTTTTTTTTGCGGTTTTTCTTGTGGTTGTTTTTCTTGTGGTTGTTTTTCTTGTGGTTTGGGTTGTTCCTTTTTATCACACTCACCTGTTTTTTTATTTCTATGACTTCCATTTGGACAACGTACCATATTATATATATATGTTTGGAAATTATATTTTCAAGATTTCTAAGTGAAATTAGGCGTTTCTTCTTTTATTTGTCTTTGTCTTGTTCTTTTTTATTCGTTTATTTGTTTTAGTTTTATAATTTTGTTTTTTACGTCCTGCCGAATATGGTTTTGTATTAATACGTTCTCCAACTCCTTCTGTCATTAATGGCACATTTACTCGATTGCCATTTTCATCCAAATAATAATCATAACCTTCTTCTGAAACAGGACTTACATGTGTTACTAAAGGAATTTCTTCTGCTTCAGCTACTGCTTCTGCATGTTTTTTTGCGCGAGTTTTCTTTATTTTTATACCTGTATCCTGTAATGGACGTTTTTTATTCGGTCCTCTATCTTCATAAAACATAATTGGTTCTTCTTCTTCCGAGGAGGAGGATAATGGAGAGGCGTTCGCAAAATTTCCCGAAATTGCCAAATAATCATTTACCTTTTTTAAAAAGGTTTTTTTGTCTTTCTTTGTTCTTTGCATTTTAAACAACTGCTGAACATTTTGTTCATATTGACTCCCAGTCAATGTTAATTTTGATACGTTTTCCGGAAATCGGTCGATCCACACATTCAATCCAATAATCTCCAATTCGTTTAATCCATCAGGAAGATTTTTAATGTTTTTTATATGCGTTATAATATTATTATGTTGCCGAATATTTGCGCGATTATCATCCGATTTTGTTATGGATAGTATTTTAAGTGAATCCGGAAATTGGTCTAATGTAGGAATTGTTATCCCCTCTAAATGTAACGTATCAATATTGCTATCTTTAATATCCAATTTACTCAGTTTAGGACATCGAACTATTTCTAAAAAAGTAACACTTTTTGGAATAGTGTTGGCGTGTATATATGTAAGATTTGAACAGTTGTAAATATTTATTAGAATGAGTTTTTCGGGTAATAGGGGGAGAGATGAAATAGAACACCCGTTCATCGTTAAAATAGATAAGTCGGAATAGGTATCTTTAAAATGCGAATAAAGGATTTCTTCATTTTCTCGCGTAATTACCAAATCACTTGTTTCCGTTGTTGAGGATGAGTTTTTTTCTGATGACGATGAACTCGACGACGATGCACTTCTTTTTGTCGACGACGACGAGTTTTGCGGATGCTGTTCCATAAAAAATGGTCTATTGTTTTGCATATATATATATTATATCATACATATAATACATGTCCAATCAATCGTCTATTTATTACAATATGACCGATATTTGTCTACAGCGCGCTCGGCGACAACTGCTTATTCCTCCTCCTGTCCGATTTAACCCAGTTAGTCCATATCCACAATACACACAATTTCAATTGGATATGCGTCGTAAAACCGAAATTCTTAAATATAAAGCCAATGCGACCAATACAAAAACAAATAATTTCACAAAAGCCGAATTATATGCACAACTCGTCTCCGGAAACAACCGAATATCTCAACAAACTCTGGTCGATATTTCAAATGGTATTGTGCAATGTGTTGCCGATGAACTCCTCGCCACACCGACTTCGTCATGTGATGTGCCCGGACCCGTTATTTTATTGAATTACGACCCAACGATACCTCTCTATAATTATGCATTTAATGTTCGCAATTACGGAATTATTAATCCGAATGATACTTTGCCATGGTCGACATATACAACAAATGACATTCTTATAAACCTATTAACCGAATATTTTACATTGTATATTCAAAATAATATAACAAATAATACATATTATTTTCAATTCACTTCTCCCGTCGGTATTTCATTACAGGGAGGAGCGATTGTTAAAAACTATAATATTACGAATCAACCACCAAACGGAAATCAAATTGTCGTATCTATTTCAAATATATATGTATATGTGTACTACGATTCCACTCTTATCAGTAGTAATGACCCGAACGCAAATCCATCACAAACCATTGCGCCCATTGTTCAATCCGACTTTTTGCCTTTGGTATTAAATGTGCAAAATCAGTCAGCGAATTTTTCGGCGACATTTTTCAGTGGAACGCTCTTGGTCGGAAATTTGTTTTTATTTACCCAACCGGGATTTATCTATGACATTAAAGTTCAAGTCGGATTAACTATTACTACAAATTTAGCTCCCAATTATTCATATACAAATATAGTTTCGGGAATGGTCGGTAATTTTACTACGATAAATTCATCCAATTGTATTATAACAAGCAGTCCATCTACGGATATAAATAACGGGTTTCTATTTTCGGGTGTTTCTGGATAAAGAAGTATTTGTTTCTGGGTTTCTGGATAAAGAAGTATTTGTTTCTGGATAAAAAGTCTTTTGTTATATTCCGAGAGCCGGTATATGATATTCGCCCTCTGCATCAATAATACATTTCGCAATAATACGAGGATTTTCCATATTATTTACAATATCTTCGGTTCGATATACATTATTAAATTCATCTATATAATAACAAATACCGCGAATTTCTCGCGCATATGTTAGCAGTCGATGACATTCCGTTTCACCCTTTTCTCCCAATAAAGATTCATTGGATAACACCGGGTCCACGCTTCCATAGGATAAGTTTTTCATATGTGTTCCGCAAAAATTCGTTTCTTTTACTTTTCGGTGCGTGCATTGTGAACCGTCCGAACGTTTTCCGCAACACCGATTGACTAATGGAACCGTGTTTTTACTTCGTTCGCGTTTTAAAGGAGCAAACTCGGACGGGTCGAATACTTGTTTTTCATATTCAAACAGAAATTCCAAGAATTCGTTTGGCGAGGTTAAACCGTTTGGAGAGGTTAAACCGTTTGGAGAGGCTATCGTTTCCATATATTTATTTTTTAAACTTTCTTTCATTTTTATCAAGTAATCATCCGACTTTTGATTGATTTGGTCCAGATTTATTTTGAAAGAAGACATGTGTGTTTAATATAAAATAGAGGATTTTTACATTCAATTTTCTTGAATCCCTATGTTTATTTGTCGTAGACCGTGTCTCCCCAAAGGTCCCTTTGGGGAGACGCATAATGACGAAAATATACTCGACATATGAAGATATTGGACCTATACTGGTGTATATGGTATTTGGCGAATATTCATATACATTTTCATATCATTATCTATCTGTTTATTCATTTTTATGTTTCCATCATACAAATTAAACATAATTTCATATTTTAATTTATTAAATAATAATATTCGTCTCTCTTCATGAAACTTATTTTTAAAGCCTCGTTGGGTCTCTTTTACCATCCAGTTCCATGCTTCGACATCTATATCAGGTTTGTGTTCTTGAAAAAAACGATTAGATAATCTATTAGTTATATCTTCTTTCATTATAAAATACAATACTATATTATTTATATCTTCTTTCATTATAAAATACAATACTATATTATTTATATTAGTCCATTTTTATGACTGGATATCGCATAATTTGTTTTGTCATCATATATCTCTCCGTTTGCATGACTCGTCTACGAATATTGCATGCCAAACACGCAATCTCAATATTGTCCGTCCAATGTCCGTATTTATTGTCGATTCGTTCCAGTGTCCATTGTTTCGGGTCTCTTCGAATTTCATATAATAATAATACGGGCTCTTTACAGTAATAACAAATCAGATTTGAACCAATGAGTTTTTCAACTGTTTTATCAAAAGAAATAAATTGAATTTCCGACCACACATGTTTTTCTATATCTTGTGCTCTATATCCATATAATTTTTGTTGAATCTGATTACGAAGTAATTCGACGATTGCCAAAGGCGCTGACCCTTGTATAGTTGGATTATTATGTAGTAACAACAATGCATCTTTCGCTTCATCTGCGGTCGAATGCACCCATTTTTCGGTATGCACCACATCTCGATTTATTAACACGGGCGAACTGAACTCTTTTTTTTGGTTTTGTTGTTGGTTGTTTTGCAGTTTATCTTTTTTTGCATTGGTTTCAGTAAATACAATATTTTTTATATTTACATCCATTGTCTATAAAGATAAAAGATAAAAAATAGATTTTATACACGTATAACAATATGAACGATATAATTGATTCTACCATTCATTACAACATATATAAAAAACTGACCTTTTTACGACATAACAATAAAATTCCCCATATTATTTTTTATGGTCCGTCCGGAAGTGGAAAAAAAACATTAATGCATCGATTTATAAATGATATTTATCACGATAAAAATCATATAAAAGACAATGTTTTATTTGTAAACTGTTGTCATGGAAAAGGCATCAAATTTATTCGAGAAGAACTCAAATTTTTCGCAAAAACCAATATTCAAAAGGGCGAGGAAGTCGCGTTCAAATCTATTATTTTGCTAAATGCCGATTTTCTTACCGTAGATGCACAGTCTGCATTGCGAAGATGCATTGAACTGTTTAGTCATAATACCCGATTTTTTATTATTGTGGAGAACAAAAATAAACTATTGAATCCAATATTATCGCGATTTTGTGAAATATGTGTGCCGTTACCGGAAATGGGAAATTTACATCAATATTACATGTCCATGCGTAGTTCATATTGCAATCTATTGTCGGGGTTTGAGAATCAAGTTTTAACGCCCGTCCAAATAACCGATATTGTTACAGAATGGTATGAAAAGGGATTCTCGTCTCTCGATATTATTCAATCATTAACAATCCAAAAAGAAACAATCCAAAAAGAAAACCACCCCCGAGACCAAATCCAAAAAGAGAGAGATGAATTAAAAAATGAAACTATTGTGTTTTATTATAAAATTAAATCTGAATTTAGATGTGAAAAAATGCTTATGTTTGCATTGTTGCATTTTTATATGTATGGCACAAGCCAAGATTTAATAAAAATTGGAGGAGTATAATAGCTAACATTTCTAAAACCATGATTTTCTATTTATTATATCAATAATTTTATCCATTTTTAATTCATTTTGTTCAAATTTTTGTTCAAATTTTCTTTCCGTCTGTTCAAATTTTTGTTCAAATCTTCTTTCCATTTGTTCAAATCTTTGTTCCATTTTATTTTCACTCTGTTCAAATCTTCTTTCCATTTTATTTTCACTCTGTTCAAATCTTCTTTCCATTTGTTCAAATCTTTTTTCCATTTTATTTTCGATTATATCCATCCTATTATTTATATAGATATTTAATCCAAAAACACCACCAACACATCCAGTAACAATACCAATTAATATTTCAGGTGAAGTAATAATTTTATAATGTAACTAAACAAAGATATAGGTTGTTTGATTTGCCAAATTGCTTTGTGAGTCGCTTTGTTTTCCAACCGGTTTATTCAGCATGAACCACTTATTTGTTCCATCATCTTGCAATCGTTTCCATATTTGGTCATTCATATAATTCCAGTGTTCGCCCGTTTCCGAAAGTAGCCGGTTTCCTTCTTCCAATGTTTGAATTAACGGGGCAAATACCGTATAATTCGCCAGATATGCCGATGCATCACTGCATTGACGAGCAATACTCAATTGTGAGTCCAATGGCACGCATTTTTTACATAAATAGTTACACATAAGCACCTGAAAATTTCGACTATAGGATTTCTCGAAAAATGTCGATAATTCTTTTTTAAATTGGTCAGAAGATACCGTAAATTGAAAATCGTCTTCAAAAATAAAAATGTTTTTGTATCCCCGTTCTTGGGCGATTTGGAGCACTCGTTTATGTGACATGGCGCATCCTATTTGTCCATATTCAAAAGCAGAAAATCTCTCAATTTTGTGTGAAGGAATTCCCATTCGAGACAGTTCGTATTGGATGGATATATTTCGGTCTGGACGCTTATCTAAATTTATGTAAAAAACTCGGTCAATATGTTCCATTGTTTTTATATATAGACGGTTTTACCTTTTTATATTTTAAACGCCACATATTTTTGTTGGAAGAAAATTGACTTATATTTGATGGCTATTTGTATTAAATATATGAATATTATTCCATTCGATAAATCATTTTCATCCCATGAAAAATCCAAGTTTTGGAGCGATAAAAATATAGTGCGTCCTCGCGATGTATTTAAACAATCAAATAAAAAATATTGGTTTGAATGTGACAAATGCACACATACATTTAGCTCACAATTAGCTAATATTTCGAGCAAAAATAATCAGTGGTGTCCCTATTGTGCAAATCAAAAATTATGTGAAAATAACGATTGTAATGTATGTTTTAACAATTCATTTTCATCCCATGAAAAATCCAAGTTTTGGAGTGATAAAAATAAAGTTCATCCTCGTCACATATTTAAATCAACTGATAAAAAATATTTATTTGAATGTGACAAATGCACACACTCTTTTAATTCACGATTAGCAGATATTTCGGGCAAAAATAATCAGTGGTGTCCCTATTGTGCAAATCGAAAATTATGCGAAAATAACGATTGTAATGTATGTTTTAACAATTCATTTTCATCCCATGAAAAATCCAAGTTTTGGAGCGATAAAAATATAGTGCGTCCTCGCGATGTATTTAAACAATCAAATAAAAATTTTTGGTTTGAATGTGACAAATGTGCACACGAATTTAGCTCATCATTGAATAGTATTTCTGGCAAAAATTCTTGGTGTCCCTATTGTGTTAATAAAACCGAGCAAAAATTATATGAATACCTCGTTACCATCTTTCCGACTATTCAACGGCAATTTAAACAAGATTGGTGTAAAAAAAGAAATCATCTTCCCTTCGACTTTTGCATTCCCGAATTAAAAATTATTATTGAATTGGACGGACCACAACACTTTCAACAAATATCCAATTGGTCTTCTCCCGAAAAAACATTAGAAAATGACAATTACAAACAAACACAAGCAAATGCAAATCAGTATTCGGTTGTGCGAATGATTCAAGATGATGTTTTGAGAGATATATATGACTGGAAAAACGAATTGTTGCATGTAATTGAACTACATAAAACAAATAATACAATCAATAATTATTATTTATGTAAAAAAGATGAATATGTGGGTCATACCGATTTATTTGCATTAATCGTAACATGACGATGATATGTAGGCTTATCGCTATATTGATTTAAAGTTAGTTGTTAGTTGGACAGTCGCACTAATAATTTTTTCGTCTTTTTTTCTTTTCTGGTGGAAGAAGTTTCATGTCGGTTTCACCAACGTATGCCATAGGTTTATAGTGAATTCCATCAACATATAATAATTTTATAATAGGCACATACACAGATGGGTTTAACGGCATATACGATTCCATATCACATTCGGTTATTCCTATATCGTTTTCATCGTTTGATTGCCAAGGATATATTTGCAATTCTATCTGAAATGCACTTGCTATTATCACAGGAAACAAATCAAATATTGGAACATCGTATGTTTTTGGATTTGAAATATATTCCAGTTCCTCTCTTAAAATATGCATTCTATCGCCATATCCTCCCATTACTGTAATATACTCATAGATTTCACTATTTTCACATATATAATCAACCATTTTCTTTCGTATATCTTTTGATGTAACGGTTTGGTCTTTAAACAAAAATACCAAGGAGTGAAATAGACAATCTCCGTCAGCCTTTACATCAAATTGCTGTAATCCTAGTTTATCAATCGACTCCTCTAACTTTGATGAAGTATATTTTTTTACGAGAGGCATCTTTTGGGGGGTAAGAGTTTTCTTTGGGTAAGGGTTATAATAATACAAATACTTATAAAAAAAGATTTTCAATTTTTTATAAGTTGAACAACAAAGGAAGTGAGCTGATTATTGTTACAATATGGAGGAAGATGCTTACACAATATATTTCTTTTCATATGTGTGCCGAAATAATATCTTTACATGATGTGATAATTACGCATTTCCAAGATATAATTTATCCACAATACGTTTATAATAATATCCACAATATGGTTTATTTTCATTGAGTGCCTTTTTCAGTGTCTTTTCACTAATAATATCCATTTTGGTGCAATTGTATTTTGACGTGTATTCCTGAACCAAACGGTTGTTTATATCGTATTTACCAATTCCGTCTTTATATAAAACAGGTTTTGACCCTATTTTTTGTTCAAATATTTGTCGCATGTCGTCGCTACAATTCTCATATAAAACATAATAATATCCATTTGATAGTGTGCCTTTTTTAACGACCGTGTCCAACGACGCGTCCGTTGGATATTTATTTTTTATAGATGCCGTTTTTCGGTCCAAATACAACGCAACAATATGTGTTTTTTCTTGATTTAGTTTTGCGACATAATCCAAATTTTGTTGGCGAGTTATTTTGGTTGGCTCAATTGAAATTATATTTGGATTCATCTCTCTGTCGACATTCGCCCATCTGAATCCACAATATATAGTGTTTTCTAAAATAGCCTTTGATAAACTGGGGCGTTTAATATTACTATTTTCTTTCATGCAATCACTTGCGGATTCATATACATTTACCAATTGTAATGTGTCTGGATGAATTTTCTGCACTCTTGGACCAATGTTCGGATGCGTTTCACCAAATCCCGTTGTTATTTTGGATTGGCTTTTATCCACCGAATATTTTAATTCTTGAATCGTTTTCTCCAAACCTTGGATTTTTGTTTCTAATCCTTGCATTTTTGTTAGAAGTATTTTGTTTTGAATAACTATTTCAGCCAGATCATTGTTTGACGGCGGATGTATCGATTGATTCGATAAACACTTTATTATAATATTTTCAATATCTTCTATTCCATAAGGAGAGTTAAATTGTCGAATGTGCGTATTGATTATATTTGTTACCATACCATATGTCAAATCGGTTCCTATCAAAAACAATTCATTCTCTGTTTCGTGACCAGATAAATTAGTGACTTTATTATTTTGTATAATGGGGGTATGATGTAAAAAGGATTCAAAATCTTTGCTATGTGTAACTGAATAACAATCCAAAATCATACACTCATCATAATGCGATTTATGTTCGTTATATCGTTGTTCTATTCCACGCCGGCTCTCTCCAATTTTAATTATGTATTTACCATCGTGAAATGTTTTAATTTTAACCACATATACAATAGAACCTTTATTTGCAAATTCTCGTAATAACATATTGTGTTTTTCAAGAACTTTACTTTGTTGTAATTTATCAAAAGCACATACTTGTTGTTTTTCATGTTTTTCGTGACGTTGGATTTGTTCTTTGGACTGTAACAATTGAAGTTGTAATTCATAACTTTCTTCATTAATGACTTCTTGTATGGTTTCTTCTAATTTGATAAAATAATCATGAATTTCGTCCGCCTTTTTTGTATTTGATTTTATGCATAATTTTTTAAAAGTATTTACGCTTAAAAGCACTCGTTCTTTATTTATACCAGCTCCACCCTTATTTATTTTGTCTTCCGAAAAAGCTGCTCCCCCGATCGGGGGAGCAGCTTTTTCGACCTTATTGTCCGAAAAGAACGCTCCACCGATCGGTGGAGCGCTAACTATATAATCAATATTTATTATAAAATATTTTTCCAACAATCTTTTACAGTGGTCTTTTCTTGTAAATCCCAACCATTTCCAAATATTATCCAAATCAATAACAAAATCTGTTTTCGTGTAGTTTAAATAGCAGTAAAAACTACCAATAAATAGTTGTTGGTGTGATTCGGTAAAGTTTTGTTGTATTTTTTGGATAAGTTTGTTCTGATATGTGTTGTTTTGAAATCTCATAATCGGATTTTTCTCAATCAAATGCACAATATTAAGTATCGGAAGAGGCGCTGATAAAGCGGAAGCGGAAGAAGAAGAAAGAGTTGTCATAATATACATATTATTGTGTTACGTCTTTATATTGTTTCTTGGATATGTGTAAACATATACCAAATCACTGTATATAGTTTGGCTGATGTTCATCACGTCCAATAAATGAATTGCCTACAATGTGATACAATTAATTGCCGAAAACGCATAATAAAAAACAAATGTAGGCAAGATTGGTTCATCTGGCGGATAATATCTTTAGGCATACTATAACACCAAAATGGGAGGAGCCTCAAAAAGCATCAGGGGCGTGTTCTGTCAAAAGCAGGGCAAGTCATTATAAATACAATATTTATATTGTATCGTAATGGCAACATCTCCAATATGCGGGAACACCCTGAAAGTATATACTACTAAACTATGTTGGAAACATCCTAGTGGCCAAAGCTAACTACTTTGGGTATAGTAAAAATGTATATATTATAGGGCAATCCGCAGGTAGCGACCTGTGTCCGTTATGTTAGGATATGGTCGAACCTCAACGACTTGACGTGGATGGGCGAGAAGCATTTGACAAGTGCTAATGACCGCTTAAGATAAAGTCTAGACCCACTCGAGAGAGTGCTGTGCCGATTAAAAACGCACAGGGAGGATATAAGGAGGAAATGCCTTATAGTTTATACTCTGGTATTTATGCGTAAATGGCGGATATTCTTCGCTGTTTACGCATAAAACGTGATGCAACTAGTCGCCTATGGCGCACAAGATGTGTTCCTAACGGGAACACCAGACATTACTTTCTGGAAGGTGTCTTACCGACGCCACACGAACTTCGCGATGGAATCCATTGAACAGACATTCAATGGTCAAGCCGATTTCGGTCGTCGCGTAACCTGTACTATTTCCAGAAATGGTGATTTGGCATACCGCACCTATCTCCAATTAACCTTGCCCGAAATTAATCAGTCGATGGTTCCTACCTCGGGAACATATAACGACGGTGTGTATGCTCGTTGGTTGGATTTCATCGGAGAACAAATCATCGCCCAAGTTGAAGTCGAAATTGGTGGACAACGCATTGACCGTCAATACGGTGACTGGATGCATATCTGGAATCAATTGACCCAGACTTCGGAGCAACTTCGTGGTTACTTCAAGCTTATTGGTAACACCACCCAATTGACCTATATTACAGACCCAACCTTTGCCAATATTACCGGTCCTTGCGCATCCTCCGGTGGACCTTCTCAAGTGTGTGCTCCTCGTAACGCACTTCCTGAAACCACCCTTTATGTGCCTCTGTTATTTTGGTTTTGCCGAAACCCCGGACTTGCATTGCCTCTTATTGCCTTACAGTATCACGAAGTTAAAATTAACATCGATTTCCGTCCTATCGGTGAATGTTTGTGGGCAGTCAAGACTCTCCAAGCTGGATACTCGGGTGTGGCATCGGTCACTTCCGCCTATCAACAGTCCTTGGTTGCTGCATCCCTTTACATCGACTACATCTTCTTGGACACGGATGAACGTCGTAAAATGGCACAAAACCCCCATGAATATCTGATTGAACAACTGCAATTCACTGGTGATGAATCCGTCGGTTCGTCTGCCAATAAAATCAAGTTGAATTTCAATCACCCATGTAAAGAACTCATCTGGGTTGTTCAGCCGGATGCCAACGTTGATTACTGTGCCTCCTTGGAGAACGGGTCGGTTCTGTTCAAGACCCTCGGAGCCCAGCCTTTCAACTATACCGATGCGATTGATGCGTTGCCGAACGCTATCCACGCATTCGGAGGTCCTGCTGAAACTGCCGGAATGAACTCGGTCATTACTGCATCTGGTCTTTTCCAAATGGCGGGTGCGGGTGATGTCCAGAACATTTCCGCCACTTCCGACTGGGACAGTGCTACAAACTATGCGCCCTTTGACCCTGCAAATGGAGGCAATCCAACGGGTTCCTATGTGTCCGATGCAGGAACGTTCGTTCTGTCAGAAACCGCTTTGGACATGCACTGCTGGGGTGAAAATCCTTGCGTGACTGCCAAACTGCAGTTGAATGGACAAGACCGTTTCACTGAACGTGAAGGTTCATACTTTGATGTGTGTCAACCATATCAACACCACACCCGTAACCCTGATACTGGTATTAATGTGTATTCCTTTGCGCTACGCCCTGAGGAACACCAGCCAAGCGGGTCCTGCAATTTCTCTCGAATTGACAACGCTGTTCTACAATTGGTCCTTTCATCGGGAACTGTTGCCGGAACTGCAACTGCCAAAGTTCGAGTATATGCAGTCAATTATAATATCTTAAGAGTAATGTCTGGAATGGCTGGCGTTAACGTTGATTTTTTGGAACATATAATTTTCTTTTTCGTAAAGATGTTATTAACAATTATCAATAATGGCGCAGAAAAACAACACGCTGCAAACAAACAGGCAATGTTTGCGGATAACCTCGGTTTGACTCCTGTATTATTAGTCGGTTGTTAGTGAGGAATTGAATTCCTTGCAAGATTACTTGTTGTTCGGGGAACTCCTTAGAGCTTTAACTACAAAGTGTGTATGAGAAATCTGCACATGGCCAAGAATAGAACTTGGGTATTGTAATAATGTTAAAGATTGGACGATCCGCATGGTTAAAACCTAAAGACGATTTGCTAGTCCATGGTTTGCCGTCAGAGACTGAACGGTAGTCGGTAGATGATGAAGGTGTAAGCAACCGGAGTCTGCTTAAGATACAGTCCATCCCCCTAGTGAAAATTAGGGGTAGTTGAGCGCCTATTCCAATTAGATACATCATATTTGCTATTTGTTATATATAAAATTTTATTAACAATAATAAAAAATAAAAAAAACGTTAACAATAAAAAAAATTCATGCCATAACGATATGGAACGAATTATAATACATAGTTTTATCATTTTTTTAGTATTTCTTCCGAATTTTTAAATGTATTTGCCTTCCGCGCATTTTTATATTTGTTATGTTCTTTTGTTAATTTTTCATGATTTTTTGTAATTATTTTTTCATTACTTTGACAACTATAATCTATTTTTAATTGCACATTTGCTTCTGCTTCTACTAATTCACATTCTGTATTTTTTGTATTTTCATAACAAACAATTAATATACATTTATCCATCATTTCAGTTAATGAATAATGGCGTTTCATAATATTACATTCTCCACAACATGTTGCTATATTCGACTCAATATAACCAAGACTATTATCAATTCTATCAATTCCATTTGTGTGTATATCGGAAGAAACTTTACCGCATATATAGCAATCTTGCCTTTGTAATTCATCAAATCTACTTTCATTTATTTCAAAAAGTAAATTTTTATTATTCGCACGAAATATAAGAACACCCAGCATGATTAATAAACATATTTGGGTATAGTGTATTTCCAGTAATTCCGCGATAAGCTAAAATATGTTCTATACGTTTTATAAATGTATTTACGGATAATGAACCTTTTAACATATTACACATTTCACAACAACTAACACAATTATCTATCGTATAATTTTTGGCAGAATCTACTCGGTCAATTCCATTAAATCCTTTGTCCTGAATAATTCCGCAATATGCACATGGAAGTAAAATAATATCGGTTAATTGTTCTTGCGACAGTTCAAACGCTATATTTTTTTCACGAGCAGATATTAGGTACACATTATAACGTAAAGTTACGTCATTCTTTTTACGAGCATAATATTCTGCAACCTTTTCTGGGTTGTTTTTTCTCCATTTATCTGCCATAATTGCATTACGTTCTAAATAACCTTTATAATCAGTAACAATAGATTTGGCTCTACTTTTTTGAAAATAACCTTTTCGTTTATCGATATTTTTTGTTTCCCATTCTTTTTTTCTCAAAATATTTGCATCGCTTTTGTCATTTTTGCGAGCAACTTCCAATCGATGTTCATGGTCTCTTGTTGCATCACATTTCTTATCTTTATCTCGACATGCCTTACATCCAATTACGTCACCCTTTTCACCAATAAATTGTTCTACATTAAAATATTTAAAACATCGAACACATAATTTATTATTTTGTTCATCATATGGTGGATATGTTTCTTTTCTAATTCTATTTCGTTTATTTGTGCTATTTCTATCTTTTTCTCTACATGTGTTACATGTTTTATTTGCATCAGATAGAAGTAATCGTTCTCTACATGAACCACCATTTGAATTGGTGCACATTTTTCGATTTGTATCAGAATGTGAATCTTGATGTCTCCAACAAAATGAATTTTCAATAGTTCGTTTTTCTTTGCACAATTCTACACAACAATTTATTTTGAAAAATTGTATACATTGAGCACATGTATGACTTGTTTTTTTTATTGGTATGAACATTTTTTCACAAACTCCACTACATCTAATTTCATCCATTTTGGATATACATATTATACATTTAATATCAATTTTATTTGGAAAGAAGAAAATTGTCGTTCTTACGTAAAATTGATTTGTAGATTCTCTATCAGATAAAATAAACAAAAACAAATGACAGGGCGACGAATTTGCTGTGAAGAACAAATCAGACAAATAACGGATACATATCATTTATGTAAGATACTTGAAAGCTCCGCCTATTTCTCAACCGAGAGAGTAGAGGCGGCATTGACTTTACGTAAGTTATCAACTACATTTGATGAATATGACGATAGCATTAAAAGTATGATTAAAGCGTTGCATGATGAAGACGGGCTCTGGGGTATGAAATATCGTGTCTGTATAATTGCAGCAAATATGTTATTGCCAAAATTAAGAGACAAACAAATCAAATACTATTCTTACGCAAAAAAAGTATTTGCGCATCTTACGAAAATACTGTATTATCAGCCAGAAGATAATACGTGTTCAACCCTACTACATAAAATAAAAGCATTGTATCCCGAAGTTGATAGTGTTTTGGATTTGGTTGTTGGACTGGCAACGGATTTTGTATCTTTCTTTTTACCACCATCGAATTCATTTTTAGAGGAAGAACAAAGGCTACTTTGTGGAAAGCTCGACTAATAACACAATATAGAAAAAAGGTTTTACTTATATTTTTACATTACAACAAATTTTACATTATAATAAACTTAGTCTTGTATATTTCCGTGAACAACATCGTCAATAGGGATGTGTTTTTTGGTAGGTTTGGTGGATTTTGATTTTTTGGGATATAAAATAAGATTTAACTTTTCCTTTTCAACTTTAGAATTTTGAATAAAAGTGGAATAAA